GATCAATAGAATGGAAGGTAGTTTGCAGTTTGACGGGGTGAATGATTATGTTGATTGCGGGAGTGATGGGAGTTTGGATATTACTGATGCGATTACAATTGAGGCGTGGGTGAAAGGAGCATATCAATTTGAAGATATTGTTAGAAAATATTCTACAGTGCCAAGTAGAAACGGATATTTCTTTGATGTTTATACTGGTGGGCGAATAAAATTCCAGATATATAATAATGAGAACACGGATTCTTTTTGGTCTTCTTCTGACACCAACAAATTAATGATAGAAGATGAGTTTAATCATATAGCAATTACATTTGATAATAGCGATGTAATTGGTTATATAAATGGTAAGAATGTAGGAACTAAAACATTTTCGGTTTCTACTATCGGAATAACACCGGCAGATTTATTAATTTCACAGAGCAGTAACGGTTTCAACGGCTCTATCGACGAAGTCCGCATCTATAACAGGGCTTTGAGCGCGGAGGAGGTGAGACAATCTTATCAAGGTATAGCAATAAGCAGAGCTGGTCTAGTTGGAGAATGGCTTATGAATGAAGGTTCAGGTGATGCAGTTGCTGATAGTTCTGGAGAAGGAAATAATGGTGTAAGATACGGAGCAATATGGACACAAGAAGGAGCACCAAGAATATTAAATCATGTTAAAGAAATTGGAACATACAAAATAGCTTCTTTAACTTTTGCAGAATTTATTAAACAATCTGCAAGTTTATCAAAACAAGAATCACTTAGTATATCTGAGTCTACTAAATTATCATCAGAGAAAAGAATTGCTACTTCATTTTTATTAGCAGAACAACTAAATAGAACATCTGATATTTCTTTAACAGAAGCATTATCGTTAGCTGATATTTTTGCACGAACGACTGAAACCCGAAAAGATATGATAGAGGCGTTTGTGTTAGTAGAAACGTTACTAAAAGAAAACATTCTTACTAAAACAGAGATACTTTCGCTTGTTGAAACTTATTCATTAGTTATAAGTTATTCAAGAGATTTTACGGATAGTGTTGACATAACAGACGGTTTGGAAAAAGAAAATGTTCTTATTAAAGTAGATTCTTTTTCTTTTACAGATGTCTTAATGAAAGCATCAGAATTAAAATTAGACGATTCTTTAAACATAATTGACACGTTCAAAAAAATAACAGGATTACGACAGTCAGATACTTTGACTATTTCAGAAAGTCTTATTAAAGAAATTGATATTAAACAAATAGAAAGTATTGATTTAGTTGAAGTAATGACAAGAATAGTTGAAAGTCGAAGAGATTTCACAGAAAATTTTGACTTGACTGAAGATATTTCATCGTTTGATTTGACGAAAAACATTTTAGATTTATTTACTCTTCAGGAATCGATTATTCGGTCAGTTGAATTAACTAAATCTGATATTCTTGTAATTACAGAAGAAGACAAAAAAGACAAAATTAATATTATTTCTGATGAGTTTGATATAGCTGAAAATTTAACAAGGTCAGTGAAAATTGATATAATAGATAATATAGGTATTGTTGAAACTCTTGTTAAAAAGTATGGTTTTTCTAAAACAGATGCAATTGCTCTGTCTGACAGTATTAATGTTCAACAAGCAGAACATCTCGGGAGACGAACATATTTAACAACGTCTAAAAACAAAACATATTTAACAACGTCTAAAAACAAAACATATTTATTTAATATATGACATATGAATATATTAGTAGCCAGTCTTGAAAATAATGTATTAGGTGAACAGACTTCATTTGACTCAGAAAAAGCAGCTGGACAAACTGAATTAACTGTTAAAAATTCACAAGGTTTTTCAATAGACGATTATATTATTCTTGGGACGATTGGTTCTGAAACAGCAGAAGTGCGTAAAATATCATCTACTACTGCAACGACTATTACTATCTCTGTAGCAACTTCATTTTTACACGAGAAAAATGATCCAATTCAGTTATTAAGATTCAATCAACGAAAATTTTATAGAAGCACTACAGAAGATGGAACTTATACAGAATTAATATCAGAAGGATCACCAGTTGATATTGAAGTAGATAAACCAGAAGGAACTGAATTTGAAGATTCGACGGGAACATCTACTTCATTTTATAAAGTAACTTACTATAATTCTACTTCAAGTTTAGAATCTGCAATAGCTGATTCAATTGCATCAAAAGCATCTGATAGTAATCATTATACTTCTATTTATAAAATAAAAGACGAAGCAGGATTTAAAGATAATTCATATATTGGATCTGATGTAATAGATCGATATCGGACAGAAGCAGAATCAATTGCAGAAAGCACCATTGCTATCGTTTACCAAGTGCCATTAGCATCAACTCCTAGAATATTCCAACACATTGTTACTCTATTGTCCGCTGGATTTTTGTTAAGCAAGGAGTATGGGCTTACAGACGATACTGATGTGTCTAAAACAGGACAACGAAAGATAGAAAGAGCTGAAGAACTTCTTAAGAAAATAACAGATGGAGAAATTTTATTATTATCTGCCAGCAATGCAGAACTTTCAAGACAGACTACAAATCTAGCATCATGTAGTAATGTGTATGATAGTACTAAAACGAATAAAGGATCTTTATTTACGACTGAGGACGAACTTTTCAAAATGGCTGATCCATCATCAGGGCAAGGTAGCACTGCTAAATAAAAAATATGAATACAACAAAATTTAAAATAATATTATTTATCGCAAAATTGTTCAGAAAAAAATATGAGATAGAATTTGATTATGGTTTTGGTGATGGGAATGAATTGGTATTTGATGAAACGATGAATGACTGGGGCCGAGGTGGAAAAGACAAAAAAATGTTAAATTGGAGCAGAAGAAAAGATGTTATTTGGCACGGTCAAAATTATATAGACCATATTAAAATTAAATATTCTAATTGGGCTAAAACACCAGAAGAAATTAAATATTCGTTAACATAAAACATGCCATACATTAGATTTAAATTAGATCTAGCAATAAAACAACCAATTCCTGAAGCATTAAAAAAAAGACTACCTGCAATTAAAGCACGAATATTAGAATTAAAATCATACTCTGAAAAAATAAATGAAAAAAAAGAAAACGAAGAAGTAACAGTTAACGCATCATATCATATTTGCAATCATGATATTGGTGAACCATGTGAAAAAGAAGTTGAGATTGTATAAATATGTCAAATATTAAAATTACAATAAAAGGAGATCGGGATTGTATAAACACATTAAATTATCTTAGCAAAAAATTTCAAACACCTGTAGAACCATTAGAACGTTCTTCTAAAAGATATTTGCAAGAAATTTCGACTAATTTCAAAACACAAGGTAGAACATTTGGGAAAGGTTGGAAACCCTTAGCACCCGCGACTATACGTGAAAAGAAAAAATTATTTAAAGAAGGCAAAGCAATAGCAATTCATAAACCACTTGTCAGAACAGGTGCAATGCGATCAGGATTTGATACTGATATGCCTAATAAACAAACTGTTAGAATATTTAACACTCAAGAATACTCTATGCTTCATCAAAAAGGCGGAACAGTGACATATCGCGGAAGAAGTGTTAAAGTACCAAAAAGAGTTCTTGCGGCAGTAGATGCTACTAGAGTAAAAATGGTCGAAAGAGTGTTTACTAATTGGATAAACAGATTAATTAAATCTAAAAAAGCAGGATGAAAAAAAGTATAGAATTATTAAAAACGAAATTAGAAGAAAAAGTAAAAGGGATTATTAAATCAATATATATTGGTGATCCTGTATATATTCCCGATTCTTGTTTACCTTGTATAGTAATCAACCCAATGTCGACCGAGGTAACTGTTGCAGATAGTGCTAGAGACATGCATTCACATTCAATTGATATCTCTATTGTGATTGACGCGAGACAATATTTTAATGCGACACCTGATAAAATGGTCGGTACTGAATTTTTAATGAAAACAATGGAGGGAGAATTAAGCTCTGGTGATATCGATCCTAATTCTGTTGTTGGTGTTCTTCGAGATAATTTAACTCTTGCCTCTAATAGAAGCATTGCTAACATTTCATCTGTTGATTATACTACTCGAAAAAGGACAGACGAATTAATTACACTCGAAACTTCAGCTCACATCGAAATTCAATATATTGTAAATAGATAACATGAGTAATTATAATGAACTGCGTTGTTCAAATGACCGTTGTAAACAACTACAATTGAAATATAAATTAGAAGGCAATATTTTGAAAATAGAAATTAAGTGCTATGCATGCAACGCGTTTACGTATTTAAATATCAACTTAAATCAATTAAATAACAAACATGAAAGTAAAAAACAAATCTAATAAAAGAATAACTTTTTCAACTCTTAGTTTTTCGATTGGACCAAAAGAAGAAAAGGAGACAGACATTAGTGAAATTCTGATGAATCCTGCTATTGAAGAAGTGAAAGAAAAGAAAGAAATTTTTGTTCCAGAAAGAAAGAAAAGAGAAAATAAAAAATTAGATAGAAAATCTTTATTTATTCAAAATGAATCGGTCGAAAATAAAGAAATTAACGCATAGAAAGGAACTAAACTTATGTCAATAAAAGCGGGACACAGTCCGTATTTTGGTTGTGCGATAGAAACAACGCCTGGTACAGAGGTGAATATGCAAAAGACACTTCCTCATGTGTCATGTACTATCAAAGGTGTGCAAGACATTTTGCAAGATGAAGCAGTAAAAGGAGTTCGTGCTAAGAATTGGAACGCAATAGCAGGCGCAAGACGTGGCGAAGGAGATGTAGAAATTTATGTAGACGTTGAAAATATTCCATATTTACTCTATCCAGCATTAGGTGCTATTAGTAGTGGAACTGCTTCAGGCGAATCAGCTGTATACGAACATACGATTACTGCTAAATCAGGCAATCCTCCTAAAACTTTGACTATCACATATTTTGATGGCGTGGATACAAGAAAATACGCGTACGCTACAGTCAATACTCTAGAATTATCTGTATCTGATGGAATAGCTACTATTTCTGCCAACATTCTGTCAAAATTTCCATCTAGCTCAACAGGCACACAGGCAATCACAGAAGAAAGAATACTTGCTTTCAAGGACTATGAGATAAAATTTGGAAGTGGTGCAAATGGAACTGCTGCATTGTCAGCAGCAGGAAGTGCAGAAGCAACTCCACTAAAAGGATTGAACTTGCGAATTAACAACAATGCAGAAGCACAGTACTTATCGGGTGATAATTCACCTACACAGATCTCCATAGCACAGTTAGAAATCGAAGGTGATTACACTTTGTTCTACGAAGACACGACAGAAAGAATTCACTACGAAACATTGAAAGATGGCGCGAACGCAGTCAGAGCAATGATTATCACATTCAGTGGCGATTCTATTGGTAGTGCAGAAACAGAAGAATTGAAAATAAGCATTCCAAACTTTACTCTAACTGATCGAGGTGTAGACACAGCAGTAGCAGGATTTATTACAGAGAATCCATCGTTCACTGCAAATTACGATCCAACCGAAACAAAAATGATCGAAGTGATCGTAACAAACGAACACGAAAGCTATTAATTTATCAACAGACAGGTAAAATGTCGAATCGGTGTTTTGCTTTTCTATAACAGAAAATAACATGACACAATTAAAAGACCCGAGAGGGATTATTACAGTAAAACTTCCTTCTTTTCCAGAAGACGAAGTTATCTTATATGAAGGTTTATTAACATATCAAATCAATGAACTTACTGATATTGAAAAAGATTATGACAAAGGGATAGGAGTTTTGAAAAAAATGATAAAATCTTGGACATTTCTTGATGAGAATGACAAACCATTAGAAATATCAATAAAAACATTGGGATTGCTTCCAGCTAAAGATTTTTCGATTTTGATGGATACTGTTAATGAAACTTTCGAAAAAGTAAATATAAAAAAAAAGAAGAACTAAAAAAAGTAGTTCTTTCTTTTAGTTCTGGAAAAATGCATTCAAAAGAGCTGGCTAGATATAAAACTATCCAGTCTTTTTGGCAAAATATGGGTATTTCATATTCTGAGATTGATAATTTGCCAATGTATGAATTTGATTTGTTCCAGAACATTATGAATATCGAAGCACAATTTGTAGAGAAAGAACATAAAAAACAAACTAAACGTATAAATAAACGATAATGTCGAAATCGATATTAATAACTCTAAATGCTACTGATGCTGCTACACAAAAGATTAAAAATGTAGAAAAATCTGTAACTAGTTTAGGCAATAAAGTACGAACGTCATCAGCAGCACAATCTAAAAGTTATAAACAATCTACTGCGTCGGTGACAAAATTAGGCTCGAGTGTCAAGTCTTCTTCAGTCACGCAAGCAAAAAGTCTTGAAGATTACACAAACACGCTTGATGCATTAGGTAATCGATTTAGATATTTGAGTTTAGTTGCTGGCATGGCAGCGGGAGCGATGACATTATTAACTAAAAGTTTTGTTGATGCAGCGGTAGAAGCAGAAGCAGCAGCAGTTGGATTAGGTGCATATGCAATAATTTCAGGTCAAAGTTTTGATAAAGCAAATGATGTTGCATTAAAATTTGCTCGAACAGGTTTATTATCTGTTACTGAAGCGTCGAACACATTAAAAAATTTGCTTGCAACGGGATTGAATATTGATAAAGCAGAAGAATTAATGCAAGGTATGCTTGATACTGCAGTATTGTCAAAAGAGATTCTAACAGATACTTTTGGCAAAGCATTGGAAAAATCATCATTAGGTGTAAGAATTTTGCAAGAAAGACAAGTAGATGCAATTGGTATAAACTTTAGAGCAGATCAAGTATGGAAAGCGTATGGTAAAACAATTGATAAAACTACTGCGCAAATGACAACTGCAGATAAACAATTTGCAATTATCAATTATTTATTACAGGAAACTAAGAAATTTGCGGGTGGTGCTGAATTAGCAGCAGGCACATTTGGCGGTGCACTTTCAGCATTATCTTCAAATCTTTTTCAAACTAGAGCTGCGTTGGGAACAACATTGATACCTGTAATAGGACCGCTTGCAGAAGCATTTACAAAATTATCTGATAAAATAAGAGAAGCTGCGTATACAATGCCTGCATTAACAATGGTCTTGATAAGTGGTAGTTTAGCTGTTACTCTGCTCATTACAGGTCTTGCTACAGCTGGAGCATTATTTCCAATGATTGCAAAAGGTGCACAATTTACAGTAGATGCATTAAAATTGTTATCGGTTTCAGCATTGTGGACGAGTCTTAAGTTTATTGCATTGGCAGCAGCAATTGGAACAACTATTTATCTTGTTGCGAAAGCAACGGGTCAATGGGACAAATGGACTGCATCAATTAAAAATTTGCAAAAAAGAATTGCTGAATTAATGAAACCAGTTGAAAAATTAAATGAAGAAATAACAGATCCAAAAGTAGCAAAGCAGCTTAAAAAAATAGGTGATCAGATGGCACTAACTACTCGTAATTTTGAAGAAGGAATGGCAAAATGGGTTAGAAAGCATGATAAGACAGTCAAAGATCTAAAAAAACAAATCAATGATTTAGAAAGAGAATACACACGTGCACTTAACAAAATAAATGATAATTTTAAAGATACTCAAGAAGATGAAGCATTGTCACATCGTCGAAAAGTAGAAGATATTCAAAGAGAAATTGATGAAGAAATTTCAAAAGGATTGTGGGCAGATCAAACTAAGATAAGAAATCTTAAAAGAGAATTAGCTAGAGAAAATGAAGATTATGCTCTTTCTCAAAAACGAAACGAAGAACGAAGAGACGAAGATCTAAAAGATACTGAAAATAAATATAGTGAACGACTTGCAACATTAAAAAAAGAATTAGAAGATGAAGAAGAATTAGAAAAAAATCATGCTGCAGATATAGCAAAATGGAGAATGTTGCCTTTGCTTGATTATATCAATGAACAAAAAAGACAATATACTGAAAGAATGACACAATTACAAGAGCAAATGTCTGAAATAAAAGGTAATGCAGAAAAACAAATTGGATTAAATAGTGACATTGGAAATTCTCTTGGTGATATCGGTGATACGATTGACGATAATACAAAAAAAGTAAAAACGTTTAAAACTAAATTTCAGGAATTTATTACTAATGCAATTGGTGATAATACAAAATTTATTGAAAGTCTTGGATTAGTTGGTACGTCTATAATGGGAATAATAACTGCAATTATGTTAGTTAAAGCAGCACTTAAAAGTGTAATGGCTGTGCGAATTGGTTTATGGTTCTTAGGATTAGAAGCAACAGCTGTTGCTTCATTAGGAAAAGTTAGTATAGCAGTTGGTACTTTACACGCAGCATTAGCATCGATACCATTGTTATTTACTATAACAGTTGTATTGGCGGGATTTACATTAATAATGAATCAGATTAATCAGTTGAAAAGTGAATTAGATATTCTTGACGATTCAATTGAAAGTTTAGCAGATACACAAGCAGAACATATAAAACATTTAAAACGATTACGCGATACTGGCAAAATAACACAAGAAGAGTACAGACGACGTTTACAATTAATAAACAGAGATGCTCAACAAGTAAATGAATCTGTCAATGAAGTAAGTAATTTATTCGATCCTGGTAACTTTATTAGTGCAGGCATATCAGGACTTTCAAATTTATTAGGACAATTTCCTTTTATGCCGCAGTTTGCGATGGGTGGTGTTGTGCCAGGTTCTCCAAATCAAGCTGTCCCGATCCTTGCACATGGCGGAGAAACTGTCATCCCAGCAGGAGAATCTCCAATTTCAGTCAATATTTACAATCCGTCTGTAAGAAATGATAATGATATTACAAGAATAGCAAATCAAGTGGAATCTGTTTTGAGTAGAAGAACCTACTTAAAGCGGTTCGCATAATTAACATTTTATGTCAAAATCAATCACATTTAATTCATTTTCTCTTCAAGACTCATCTTTTCGGACGAAAGATATTATCTATCGCAACACTCCCGAAAAGATTATAGATCTCATTCCAAAATCTCGAAGAGATGGTTTTGATCTTGTCAATACATATTACGAAAGTAAAGAAATAACAGTGACAGGCATACTAACACGAGATACTGAAGCAAATTTGAAAATAAGTTTGGATTTAATGAAAGCTGCTCTTCATGTTGATGAGTCTAATTTAGATATAAATGATGGTGGAACAACAATGAGATTTGTTGCTACTGTGAAATCTATAAATATTCCTGAAGAGCACTATCACATAACTCAACTTCCATACGAAATAGTGTTCATCGCTGAACCGTTCATGAAATCAACGACTACTACTACTGTGACGAAATCGGGTATTACAAGTAGTCCTGTTAATGATACTTTCGATCCAGTTGGTTCTGTTGGTCCTCGGCCTGTTATTAAGTGGTTATTAACAACTCTCCCATCAGCAGCAATTACCGAAATAAAATTTGAAAACACTGCTCTATCAGAATCAATCACGATTCCTTCTCTTGCATTAGATGCGTCAGGCGATTACTTAATTATAGATTGCGAGAACATGACTGTTAAGAGATCATATGACGGTGGTGCAGAAACAAGTATCGACTTCACTGGAATATTTCCAAATTTCAACTCGACGTCGAATGGATATACTTTAACGATTACATGCGGGGGCACGTACAATATAACACAAACGATCACATATTATGCGACTTATTTGTAATAGAAAGGTGTTTTTAATAGAAAATCACTTTCTCTTAGGGTTTTAAACCCGAAAGCTATAGTACACCACCCTCAACATTTTAAAATACTAAAAATTGAATAAAAATATGTGAAGACAAGCGGTATAGAAAGAATATTTATGGAAAATACTAAACCGCTATACAAATTAGCAAGCGAATTTCCCGAGCTATATAATTGGGTCAAGACAATCAGTCGGTGTAATGAAATAGATGATTTCGTTATCGCTGACTATAAAGAAAATAGAGTAATCATCAGATTCTTTACTAAGAATTATCAGTATAGAATTACTGCAAGATTACCAAGAATCACGAATGAGCATATAATTGAAACTGATATAAATGGAGAAACAGTCGGTGAAAGTAATGCTCCGATAGATGATGGTTATCTTGGATGTGTAGCACAAGTAAGAAAACCAAGAGCTGGCGAAGATTGGGTCAGAAGTAGAGATTTAGCAGACGGCACTTACTGTGAAGAAACTTGGAAAAGAATAGTAAATGATATTGTTGCATTTGAACTTGTTAAAATCGTTAAGACGAAAAAATAATTAAACATCGTTTGTCTTCACTTACTTCTATTTAATTTATTTATAAATGGCTAATTTTCAACAACAACTTGTGTATAAAGTATACTCAGAAGACGATACATTCATTTCAGTTTTGACTGATGTTGTGTCTGATTTTTCTATTCATCGTCAATGTAACGGGGGAGATGGAGAATTTACAATAATTTTGAATAGAAAGATCGATGACTTTTCAGAAGATGTTGAGATAAAATTTAATAATAGAGTCAAGGTATATTTACAGAATGAGCATAATCCTTTAGGAGATAAACTCATTGGGTATGGCTATATTACTAGTTATAAACCGTATCTTCGAGGCAAAGAAGAAAGAGTTGAAGTAACATGCCTATCAGCTGTGTCGAAACTTAAAAATGACTTCTTTAGATTAGGAACTTCATCTACATCTGTTGACATCGCAGTTGAGCTTACATCAAAACGCGCAGACGAAATGTTTGAAGCGGTGATTGATCACTACCGAAGTGTTGAAAGCAATTCGATGATTTCGAATGACTATTCAAATGTTGATGCTACACCAGATAATACAGGAGGTGCAATTAGCTTCGATTATCGATTTTTCAACATGCGACACCTTGATGCAATGCGTGAGATTTCTAAATTTCTTCCTCGTAATAAATCGGGTGGATACTTCTTCTATTGGCGAATCTCAACTGACGGGAAATTATGGGTGAAGAATATTTCTACGACTGCCGATCATACTTTTATCATTGGAAAACATATTACTGAAATCGAAGGTTATAAAACAATCGAGGGTGTTATTAACCGCACGCTCTTCTGGAATGAGAAGGGTACTGTTGATCCAGACTTCGTTCGTCTAACTTCTGAAGATGTCAGTAGTCAGAATGACTATGACATAATATCTAGCTACATCACAGATAGCAAGATTACAAATGCTGCTGCTGCTAGTTTGCTTGCTTCTTCACGTATATATGACAACAAAGATCCAAAAGTCCAAATTAAAATATCATTAAACGGTGAATATGATCTTGCTTCAATCGTGCCAGGGCAAACTTGTCAAATATTAAATGCTAAGAATAATCCTTTTAAAGTTGGTTCTGATACTGTATTATTCATTCATTCTGTTGATTATGAAGTAGATACTGCAACAATAGAAGTATCAAATGCACAAGAAAGATTTGAAGATATGGTTGATGAAGAGAGAATTCGATTAGATCAGGAAATGAGATGGTACGGTCGTATTACACAAGCTCTTACTGCTGCTCAACTCGCTCCTGCAAATAGAGCGTGGACTACTACTATAACCTTCTCTGCTACAACGGGTGCAGACGCTTATCGACAAATTGATTGGACAGCTGGCACAATTTATATCCCAGCGGGTGAATCAGGAAGTTCTGCTAAAAGAATAGTTGACATAGGAAACACAGGATTGATGGCACCAGGTTCTACATATTATATTTATCTTGATGAAGAATTATTACCAACGACTGCAGCAGTGGTAACTAGAACAGGCACTTCAAAACAAGGTGGAGATACTTTAACTGATGATGGTAGTCCAGGTTGGTCAAATGACCAATACAAAGGGTACGTAGTAGAAATCGGAGGACAGAAAAAAATTATTAAATCAAACACTGCTTCAATTCTAACTCTAGAAGACAGATGGACAGTAGCAGATCAGACTTCACAAACATACACTATCTCAAAACTTGCACTCTCTGCTACTACATCTGAAGAAACAGCAATGGCTGATACTAGAATTGTCTTCACAAATGCAGCTGCTAATACAAATACAGCATCTGATGCGATATTAGCACCTGCTACTAATACAGATCTTATAATTGACGGTGAAACGCAGATTGCTCAACACTCTATTGTCGCCGCAAATCTTATTACTACAGAAGTTCTTATTGCAAATTCTGCTCAAATTGATAATGCAGTTATTCAAGATGCACATATAACAGGAACAATTACAGTTAGTCACACTGATGCAAAATGCACTGATCCAAATGCAGATCAGACTAGTGTAAATACTGCTGACGATACTTCATACGTAAATGGTACTGCTGCGTCAACAGTTGCAACAGGTGCGAATAGAGGATATAATGGATTAAATGCATCTTATCAAATAGTAAAAGGTTTCTTAGATTCGCATTTGAGTGAGGTTACATTGCCCGCAGATGGTGTACGAATTGATAGTAATGGTATTTACGGCAGGGCATCTAGCGTGACTACATTTTATATCAGTAATGCAGGCAGTGCATATTTTAGAGGTCAAATTGCTGCTACAAGTGGATATATTGGCGGAACATCAGATGGTTGGGTCATAACATCTGGTTATATAAAAAGTACATCGGGCGATATCGAATTAAAAGGAACTGCAACTTCACATATTAAAGCAATAGATGGTACTGATTATGTCCAAATGACTTCATCGGGCGGACCAAGAATTGATGTTATTGGTGGTGGGTATATAAGAACACGATTAAATAAAGATGGATTGTATTTTTATGATACAAGTGGAACACAAAAAGCGAGAATTTATGGTTCTGGTACAGCTAATGAAGATTTATATATTTCTGCTTCTTTTGTAAATATATCTGGAAGACTTTATGCAAAAGAACGTGTATATGTTAGTAATGAATTGTATGTATCAAGTGAAGCAGGTTTTGAGGGCCATATTTATCCTTTGACGTTAAATACTTATTTTTGCGGAACAGCTGGTTCATATTGGGCAAGAGTTTACTCAGATGCATATTTTACAAAGAATACGACTTGGCAAACAGGTTGGGATAAATACAATGATCTTCAGATTATAAGAAATTTAAAAACAATTAAAGATGACACGAAAAAAAGTGGATATAGACTTGATGCTTCGGGTTTACCAAAAGAAATTTATGATAAAGGATTTACTGATTTTGGTGGTCTGATAAGTTTTAATCTTTGTGCTAGTAAAAAAATAGTCGAATGTATTGATGATTTAAGAGAACAAATACATATGTTGACAAGCAATTTGAAAAAATTAGAAGAAAAATAACTGTGTACAAATATAGAAAAATATGGTATAATATAAGTATTAGGATCATTAGTTAGAAAATTGAAGTGGGGAATTTCCCCAACCTCCTTTTAGGAGAGCAAGTCCCTCCGCTTGCCTCTCCGCTTCAATTTTTTAATAAATAGTCAAAACAATATATTTATTTAAATAATATTTGATATTAGAATCGGTGAATTTTTTAAATTATGTTGTGTAATATGTGCAGACTGTCCTGGAAAAACATAAAGATTTTCAGGTCTATCATCACTTTTATCACCATTTATATGATGAACAACTTCTTCCTTTGACAATTTTCTTTTTAAATATTTTTCTGCGATATATCTTGAATATTTCATTCTCGGTTGACCTTCTTTTATACATATTAACCATCGTCCTTCTGCGGTTTGATATTTTTCTCCTTTCCATCTATAATTATTTGGACCTGTTATTTTATATTTGTTTTCATTCATTTTAAAATTTTTACTAGTGTTTTTCAATTTATGTTCTTCTGTTTGTTTATAACCTGTTAATGATTTACTAATTTTATTTCTAGTTGTTTTAGATTGACCAGCATCGTCTTTACATTGTCTACTGCAATATTTTGCAGAATGTAGTATACTTGGTTTAACATAACGAATTGCACCGCATTGTTGACAGATTATAAATACTTTAGACATATATTTAATTTTTAATAATATAAAAGACCCCATTGGAGAGACAGCTCCTCAAGGGTCGTATAAAAAATAGTTGCTGTCTCAACTATTTATATTATAATACATATTTAAAAATATGTAAATAAGTGAGTAGAGCAGTCAGGAAGCTCACGAGTTTCATAAGCTCGAGGTCGTCAGTTCGAATCTGACCTCACTTACCCTGATAACATTCAGGAGGAGAATACAATGCGGTTAACACATCGCAAAGGAAAATGGATCGTCTATTACAACGGTGAAGAACAAAAGCTGACAGATAATGGTCTGTTACAGTTCTTACAGAACTATAAGAAGATAGACAATGTCATTAAACATTGAGACACAAGATGGATACTGAGTGTTTGTAGATACGAACACTGGCAAAGAAGTGACCAATCAGATGAGCACAGAAGACGCTATTATAGCAATACGAACAAACAGTATACAAGCACTTAAGAGGTGAAAACAATGTTAGTTCTAGAAAATGGAACAATTAGAAAAAGGTTCTCTCACGAAATGAGAACAAGACAAACAGCACTCACGGAACACTACGAGAAAGCAACCAAGGAACATATAAACGAGGTGTTATACAATGGAACCCCCGATCTATCGAATTGATTTCTGGAAAATTCCAGTATTAGACCCTTTCAAGGAAGAAGTAAAAAAGAAATACTTCTCCGAAGGATTCGGTACAGCATTGATAAGCAGTAAGAATTTGTGAGGTAACATGTCCAAAAGAATATGGAGTCGTACTAAGAAGCGCAGGAAACGAAAGCACAGACACAAAGAAAACCCGATGAAAGAAATTGGGAAGAACAAGCACCATTGTTATCCTTCACGAGATGTCAGACACAACCGAGAAATCAAAATGGTTGACTCGGAAGCCCATCGCCGTTATCATCATTTAGTTGGTGATATGATCCCTGAACAAGCGGTAAGATATATCGCAAAGAACTTTATGCCAACTGACATAGAGAGAATGCTCTTGGAGGTAATGAGATGACAATCCCTCCATACTATGAAGCACTAAATCGCTTCTATGGTCATCTCCAACGTGACAAGACGCTCAAAGAGCAAATCCGAATTCGATATCGCTGGAAAACGGGTGGATGCAATATACCACCCTAATTTTTCAAAAAAAGTTTTCTTATACATTAAAACTAGAAAGGATAAAATTATGGCAAAAGGAACTCCTAAAAGAGATGGTTCTGGAAAAGGGTCAAGAGCAAATAGAGGTAGAGGTGGTTGTTCTTCCACCCGATCTAGTGGAAAAGGAAAAAAATAATAACATGACTATTAAATATCTTATAATGCATCACTCAGCTGTCTCATATTCTAGAAACTTCGATCAATGGGTTGCTAATAACAATTACCATCGGAAAAAATGGAATTTTAAAAGTTCACTTGGATATTATCTTGGCTATAATTATGAAATTTCAAAATACGGAAAAGTTAGGCAAGCAAGAAGAGATGGTGAAATTACAGCAGCATGTTATCAACAAGGTATGAATAGTGGTAAAGCAATTCATATAGAGCTTGATGGTAATTTTGATATTGAATTACCTACTCAACGACAAACAGAAGCATTAACAAAATTATTATTATCTTTAAAGAAAAAATATCCTGATGCAATTATAAAATATCATCGTGATTTTGCCTTTTATAAATCTTGTCCTGGCAAGTTAATACACGATAATTGGGCTAAAAATTTAATTACAAATAATATGATTTACGTAATCGATAAAAAAAAGAACCAATACCTTAGAGATGAAGTTCTTAAAATAGCTATCTCAATTTCAGATGAAAAAGAGTTGAAGTTGTTAGTAAATAGAGGTTTGTCTGGTTCTCCGAAAAAAGTAAACGATATGAGTAAGTATCTGATTTATCGAGGTATGTTCGAGAAAAGTTGGAAAAATATTCTAAATCTATGACAGACGAATTATTCGTTACGTTCGTGTTAGGTATGATTTTGGGTGCATCTGCAATATCTGCTGGATATAAATCTAAACAGTTTTTGATTTCTGTCATTTATGTTGAGATTGCAATTCTTATTAGTGTGTTAATTTTTTATTATGGAACAAATATTTTGCCACGATTGTGGCAAGGAAATTAAAGATATAAAAATAGATGAAAAAAATCAAAAAGTAACAGGTGCTAAATTTTATGACACAGAAAAAGAAATGTTTGTTAAATGTTTAGACTGTTATGCTAAAGATCCAATATTACGCGATTACCAAAAAGCAGAAGTGTATTCTCGTGTCGTGGGTTTTCTTCGTCCAGTCTCGCAATGGAACCCGGGAAAATTATCTGAATACGAACAAAGAAAAGAATTTAGTGCTAAGAAAGCATTAAACGATGTAAAATGATATTTATACTACCGTTATCAATAGCTATTTTCTTTTTTCTGTTTGGTTATATTACTAATAAAACTACAGGACACGACGAGGGCTTTCCATTTTACGTATTTAGTTTTTATTTTTTAATTGCTACAATTATCTGTCTAGAAAGGAGTCAATATGTTAGTGCACAAATCAATCAATTTCACTAAATTAGAAGAGTTTGATGAGTTTATAACAAAGGTTAAAAAACTTAAAAACGAAAAAAGAACATTTACGATTAGTGGAAATTTTGATATGGAAAATAAGAATTGTCATATGTCAATTAATTGGAGTGCAGAAGAGGAAGTGTAAGCAAATAAAAAATAGCTATATTCATTTATAGTTATTTTTTTATTCCTAGTACTTAATTAGAGAATCAATTCTATAATTATTTAATTTTTTTCGTCCACCTAGGGGAACTTCTAATAAAAATCCCAAACTTATTATATTGCCTTTGAGAATGTTTACTAATTTAATTGCTGCTTCCATTGTCCCTCCTGTTGCGAGAACATCATCTATTATTAAAATATTTTCTCCGACTTTTACAGAATCTGTGTGTATCTCTAATGCACTAGTACCATATTCAAGAGAGTGATATACTGTTATTTTTTTATACGGTAATTTTCCAGATTTTCGTATCATTATTAAACCAGTATTCATTGCATATGCTAATGATGATGCAAATAAAAATCCTCTTGATTCTATGCCAGCTATCTTATCTATTTTTTTATCAGAATATATATCAACGAATTTTTCTATGACTTTTTTATATGTTTTAGCATCTTCGATTACAGGTGTAATGTCTTTATAAGACACTCCTGGTACAGGAAAATTTTTAACTATTCGTATTTTTGATTTTATAGTCTTCATCAGTCAAAATCCCAGGGCAAAATAATATCTTCATTTAATTTTTCCCCAGGTTTTAATTTATTAATTAAATATTTCTTATATTCGTCTTTTCTTATTGATGGTATATCATAAATAGTAAAAATTTTTATACTTTTTGGATTGCTTTTTTCTATTAATTTTGAGATTTTACAAAGAGTTTTGCCTGATCTGCATATATCATCTACTATTAGAACGTTTTTATTTATTATCCATTCTTTTCTATCGAAATAAACATTGTCTTGTTTGTCAATGTACGCTGCTACTAATGGTTTAATTATTTTCGTTGATAACCATGCAGCTGGAATTAAACCTCCCCGGCTTATACCAATTACAAAATCTATTGAATCTAACTCTTTCTTTTCTTTTTTTATGAAAGAATCTATTATTTGTATAACATTATTTATATTAGTATTCATGTTTTTTAATTGATCTCTTTTTCAATATCGGGATCGACCTCGCTGTACGGTGTAAAATCATCTTTTGATATTGTTATTTCTTTTTGTCTTTCTTTCTGTTTTGCCAGCATCATTGCATCATATTCAGCAGTCGGTTTTTTATATTGTATTTTAGGTTTTTTTAATTCATCTGCTGTTTTACCAAGACTATCAAAAAAACTATGTATATTAAGTTTTCTTTTCTTCATTTTGTTTTTTTAAAAATTTAGTAAATTTGTAGTATAATAGAAAATTTACAAATTTGACTTTTGCATTTTCAATTATATTTTTTATCATATTTCATATGACATTTTTTACATCTTGGAGAGTAATCTTCTAAAATTCTTTTATATGAGTGATCTTTATTTGACCAATCCAGTGCTTGTTTTCCGCAATCTACACACGTATGTTCAGATGCTTTTCCTTTTTTTCGTACTACCCATCCATGCATTGCTAATTTTTTAGCATTATCTCCTTTCCAATTTCTACTTTCTTCATCAATTTTTCCTATCATAACATGTTTTATCTTTTCTACATGAGACTGTGATAATGTACGATCTTTTAATTTTTCAGCACTTTTTTTAACTCTTTCATCAGTTTCTTTTGTCAATCCTTTGTTCCAAGGTATAGTTCCTTTTTCGAATTCAGACAACGAATGATAACCTTTTTGAAAACCATTGCGAGAATTTGGATGTTTTCCTTGTGAATACTTTAACATAATTATTTATTCAGCTTTTTTATTAAGTCAGTGAATACATTTTTAAACAATTCACAATTTTCTAAAACACAATGTCCTCCAATTTTTTTCATTATAGGTACTATTTGTGGTCTTATATATTCTGAATGATTTAATTCTTGATACATTTTATTGTACATATCTGTATAAATAGTCCATGCTTCAAATGGAACATTATATTTATTACACTGTCTTTTTACTTCTTTTGCATATTCTACATCAACACCAAATTTTGTAGTAGAAAGTATTTTCATTAATTCTGTTGTTTCTGGATTATCAAACAAATACACTTTCAAATTAGCTTTTTTGAAATAAATAGCTATTTCACTTGCGTCTTTTCCTGCTAAAAATTTTGTTGATGTTTTTATAGCTTTTTCTAAATAAGGATGTTCTCCTTCAATTGGTGAATGAACTGCATTTAATTTTCTACTAGTTCCTATTTTTACAGTGCTATGAATAACAGTATATTTTGGTTTGTATTTATCTTGATACTTCTTAACATCTTCTTCAAATTCGTCAGAATACGGAAAACAGATATGCATTATATCAACATTATTTAAATCTTTAGCAAGTCCTCTCACGATTCCATTTTTATCTATTATTGTCATAGGACCAGGCAAAACATTTTCTAATGCTTTTCCAATTTCACCATAGCCAATTAGTATGCTTTTCATGATTAAAAATCTTCAATTAAGAGTCGTTTTTCACTTTTAGGAAGTATCTTAAACATTTTTGTTCCGCATATTTCACAGAAACCTTTTATTGCTCTCATTCCTTCACGACTTTTATTTGTGCATTGTGTCGTTTTAAAATGATAAATAAATGGTTTTGTGATTCTTCGTTTTGTTTTACATTTAAGACAATATCCAATTATTTCTCCTGACATATTATTATTTGTTATGTGGTACATTAATCTTCATTGAAGCGCGGACAGAATATTTATATCCCACCACTTTAAGAAGAAGTCTAATAGCTTGTGCAATGTTTCCTTGTTTGCCAATTATTTTTGCTAAATCTGATTCAGCAGCAGTAACAGTGTATAACACTCCCATTTCATCTTTTTTTCTTACAATTTCGACTTTGTCGGGTTCTGTTACTATTCCTTTAATTATCATTTCTAAAAATTGTTCTTCATTTTCCATGATTGTTATGTTAATAATAATATTTTAATTATATACTAAATTTAATATTTAGTAAACTATTTCACCTTCTTCATTTACTGTTACTCCTAATTCTGACAGGACTTGTGAGATAATCCAGCCAGAATAAATTCCTTTTTGTTTTTTTACTTCTTTGTCACCATCTGTGACTGTTTCTGTTCTCATAATTGAACTTTCAAGAACTTCTATTAAGAATTTTCTAAACTTACTTTGTAATTCAATTTCGTCTTTTTCCTTAGTTAAGATTAGATTTGCAATAGTGTTTACATAGAATCCTTCTTTTGCAGATGTTACTTCTTGATAGAGTGCAAGACAATTCAATATTACATTCTCAACATTTTCATTGCTAATGCCTGAAAGATCTGGTTTGCCGTCTTTTCCTTTTGGTAATTTATTTATTTCTTCCTGGATAAATACAGCTTGTCGAAAACTTTCTCCTCTAAGACTTTTAATTTCTTTTGATAATTTCATTTGTTTAGTTTTACATAATAAATTTTTCCAAACAATGTATCTATATACGTGTCGACCTGTAACTTTGTGTAATTAACACCATTTGGGTTTATCTTTTTTAAGATCGGTACAAGTGAGATAATTGCACTTCCAATTTTAGTTGTTGTTATTTTGCGATATTCCTTTTTCTTTTTTATATCAGACAATTCGTCGAATGTGCTTATAATTTGCCAACCTAATGTCTTTTTAGTAATATCAGTATAGAACTTAATATACTTCCCTTTCAATCCATTCTCTTTAACATACACTCTATTGAACGTAAGAATACCTCGTTTATTGATATTAACAGCTGCTTTACTATGATTGCCTAGATCAACTGTGTGAACAGGCATGAAATTGAATTTTGCTTCTCGTGCCATACTTTTATTGATTAAAAAATAATGAAGGTGGTTTACTATGGTTTTACTGTATAAAGCCCTCTCCGTGGCTCCTAGAACTTCAGAGAAGGTTCTAAAATCATCCTTTGATGACAGCCAATGGTGTAAGTTTAACAATTGGTTTAATTAAATCTGTCTGTTGTGAAATTATATATTCAATATTCTTGTAACAACTTACACTCTCGTCCAAATCATCTTGATTTCGGATACCGTGAATTATATTCTGGTCGTTTAATATTTTGATTTCTTTTTCCAGATTCAACTCTTTCTTTGCTTGTTTTCTTCCCATTACTCTACCAGCGCCGTGACTACAACTTTCAAAACTTTCTGGATTGCCAAGTCCTTCTACAATATATGAACTTGTGCCTTGCGAGCCAGGAATTATTCCTATTTGTCCTTTTTTCGCTTGTGTTGCTCCTTTTCTATGAACCCACACATTCTTTCCAAAATGATTTTCTTGTGAAGCATAATTATGAGCAATATTTAACATATTGTTATCATCAAATATAACATTATCACTTTTAAAACAAAATATGCAATCAGTTTCTTTTACAAAAATTTTTTTAATTTTATCCATCATCAATTTTCTATTAGCAAAAGCAAATTCTACACAATAATTCATTTCTCTGATATATGCCTGTCCTTCTTCGCTATCAACAGGTAAAAATGCTAATTCCCATTCTTTCGGAACTTTACTATGCCATTTCTCATTTAATTTGATTGCTAATTTATTGTAGTAGTCTGCAACCTGTTTGCCTAAATTTCTGCTACCAGAATGTATCATTATCCAGATATGTCTGTCTGAACCTTTTTCTATAGAAATAAAATGATTCCCTCCGCCAAGTGACCCAAGAGATTTTCTTGCATTATTTAATTCTTGTTGAATTATTCTTTCACCAAATGTTTCAGGTAATAATTTTCGGTCTTGTTTTTCGGGTTGTTTACTAAATCCAACAGGAATAACTTTTCTAATTTCTCCCATTATTTTTTTAAGCGTTTCTGTATCTATGTCTGTTAGCGAAGTTTTGACTGCTACGAGCCCACAACCGATATCGCTACTCACTGCAGCAGGAATTATTACATTTTTAGTAGCAATTACAGAACCGATTACGCAACCGAAACCAAGGTGAGCATCAGGCATTATACAAATCCTTTTATGTAAAAAAGGAAGCTGCGCCATATTGTCAATCTGTTTCATTGCACTATCCTCAATTTCTGGACACCAACTAAATACTGGGACTTTATAATTTTCTTTTTTTATTACTTTCATATTATTATGTCAGAGTGATAGGATTCGAACCTACAATCTCGTGGATCCAAACCACGCACGATACTGTTTCGCCACACTCTGTTTTATAATTTTTTACTCTTATTTGATAATTTATGTTTGACTGTTTCCCATAATGCATTACATAATTCTACATTTTCAAATCGTGCAAATTCTCTATCATAATACACAAGATATGTGCCATGCATATTTTTTAAGTTTCTAAATTGGGGGTAGAGGACTCAGCTGTTGGTAGCTATCTCCAACGATACCTCTAAGACACTGCAACTCTGCTTTTAGTATTTTTCTTGGTGTCCACTGGATTCACACTTTAGATGCTGCACCATATGTTTATCCTGAGTAGGGATTATTAACATCAACCCCCAATCCAGAAACTTATTTAACTGTATCTATATTATACCATACTTTTAACTATTTGTAAATAGGTAAATAAAAATCACCAATGTAAAAGTGATTTTTAATAATTTACTAATTCAATTTTTCAATAACTTTAATCAATATTCGTTTGTACAGTACTTCATATGTTGCAATAGCACATGCGAATATTTGAGTAGCTTCAGTTATCATTTCTGGTGTAATGTATCCTTTAATGAAAATGAACGAATATGCTAATGACATGATAAATCCAAATATCAATACCATATTTCCAATTTCTTCTTTCGTTAATTTCGTTTTAGATTTTTTCTCAAGTTTTGCTACGATTTTCTTAAAGATCTCAGTGACACCAAAGACTACTGCAACTGCTAAAATTTCAATCATAATTGTATTTTATTGTGAATGTAAGATTATTGTCCGACCTTTATAATAACAATAACGTTAGAAAAAAAACTCAATCCGAGGATTTGTTTTGTCGATATGTTTAAACACGGGCCCAAATTTTACAATCTGTCGATCATTCAAATATAAGATTCCTTCGAATGAGTCGAAAAATAATTTTAAAGTCCCTTGGATATCACGAGTTCTTCGTAGATATACATGAATTTCTCCAAATTTTACATCTCCTTCTTTTGGTTTTGCTTTATACTTTAATTTAACTAATAGTCCTGCATATTCTTTCCAATCTTTTCCCTCTTTTGTAAGAAACCGAATGTGACCGTGCTGGCCATACAAATGATTATCAGTTGGTGGAAGAGTTGGGATAATATATTTTTTCATGTAATACTATCATAATTAATATGTATAGAATAATAAATAATGTACTATATCAAATTAGAAATTAAATGATATTTATTTTCTAAACGATGATAACTAGTGTGTTCACCATTCGACGGAAAAACATAAAGATTCTCTGGTCTGTCATCAGTATAATCTTCGTTTATATGATGTACTACTTCTTTTTTTGTTAATTCACGATTTAGATATTTTTCTGCAATATATCTTGAATTATATACTCTTTTTCCTTTTTTTCTGACCATGTAAGCCAACGTCCGTCTTGACGTTGTATTATTCTATCTATGAATCTTGCACTGTCTTTTCCGTATTTACCATACATAGGATTATCTTTACCTACATGTTGTCCTAACATTGAATTACTTGTTTTGTTTTTTGTTTTTGTTGATTTTGACACAGACCAATAACACTTATGCGAACAATATTTTCTATATTTTGCAATACTTGGTATAGCATATTTTACTTGACCACACACAATACAAATATAAGAGTGTCTTTCTTTTATTTTTCTATTGTAGATACCTATTGGCATAATAATTCAATTATGTAAGTCTATTTTTAACAATATCACAATATTCTTTTTCTTTTTCAATTATTATTATAATAAAAATAGAATGCATTGTATAATGTTATTTTACATCAGCTAATATCTTTCCACAAATTGCACATTGTATATGTTTTACGTTATGCAAACATTTTTCTTTTTTTCTTTCATTTTTTTTATGTTTGCTCATCCAGAAAGAAAAATAACTATTTGTAATATTTTCATCAGTCGTTGGAAAAAATTTTTCTAAATATATACTTTCTTTAACGGGTATGTACACTATATGTGAAAGTTCTTTTCGTTCTGCCTGATATTCATATATTTCATATAGTTGTGTTTTTCTTATTTTCGATTTTTTTAGAATAAACAATATAAGAGAAAAATCAATATGAAATCCTCTGCTTAGTTCTATCAATGAATATCCTTCTTTATAATATTTAATTAAATCTTTTTTTAACAGTGGGTCAACATCATAATCATAATTTGATATTATTTTAAGTTTGTCTTTTTTGTTTCTCATTTTGAAGAGTTATACAAAATACAAACTGTTCCTGACATTATTTTGCTTGAATCAAAGTAATAATTTTATTAACTGTTTTTGGATTAGTTTTTAAATATTCTTTAGTTTTTTGTAAACTACCACCTAGTTTTTCTTCATTAAAATATAATGAATTGCCTTTTTTTGTTATTATTTTGTAATCTAAGCCAAGATTGATAACTTCTGATACTTTTGAAATACCTTCTCCAAATATAATATCATATTCCAGTGTTTTGAATGGAGCAGATATTTTATTTTTTGCTATTTTGATCTTTATTCTGTTTCCTATTATATCATCTCCTTCTTTTAATTTAGCAGATCTTCTAACTTGAATTCGGATCGTTGTGTAAAATTTCAAAGCAACACCACCTGTTGTAGTTGTTGGATCACCATATACCATCCCAATCATTATGCGAGTTTGATTAATAAAAATAATAGTAGTGTTTGTTTTAGAAGCAATTGCTGTAAGTTTTCTTAGCCCTTGAGACATAAGTCTCGCTTGAAGTCCAATATGGCGTGCACCCATATCACCATCTATTTCAGCCTGGGGTGTTAATGCTGCAACAGAATCAATGATAATTAAACCAATTTTCTTTGATTTAACTAATGTTTCAGTTATATCTAATCCTTCTTCTCCACTATTTGGTACTGATACTAATAATTTATCAATATTTACTCCAAGTTGTTCTGCATAAGGCAATGATAATGCTTGTTCTGCGTCAATAAAAGCACAGACTAATCCTTGTTTCTGTGCTTCTGCGATAATATGTAATGATAAAGTTGTTTTTCCTGAATTATGTACGACTATATTATTTGCAATATAATTATTAAATGGTGATAAACATTTAATATCGTACGTTTCAAATAAACCTGCTTTTTTTATACTTTTTATAGTATCTTTAGATGTTATAAATCGAAGATGATTGTTATTATTACAAAATGCATGATATGACATATGCTCCGAAACAGTCATATGTTTTAAATTTTCAAGTCTATTATCTGTTGGAATATGATTAATATGGTGAATAGTATCAGCAGAAGAAAGAGTTTTAAATTTGTCAATGGTTTCTTCGTTTTCATTATTTAATATATAGACATATTTTTCAAACGAAAGTTTATTTAAGTAAGCTTCATAAACTATTCGAGAAGTACCGACTTTATAATATATAAATTTTCCAACTTTTTTAATATGTTTAGAAGGATGATATTTTACTAAAAATTCTTTTCTTTCATCTGTGTCTCGATTATATTTTTTATGACCAGCATAATGTTTTTTATTATGAACATATATTACATCATTTTTCTTTAATTTTTCTAATTTAACAAACTTATTATTACCTATATAAAATTTATGGTCTAATGTACATTGAATTGTTTTACCAGATTTTGTTATTACTGTAAAACATTCTTTTTTACCACATTTTACAACATCTATGATTCTATTTAAAATAACTCTGTCTTCAGTATTAATTGAAGTAACATAAAAATCAATATTTTTATTCGTTTTAGAATGTCGCATTCTACGACCATCTGATGTTTTTATCTTATGAAAGTTTTCATATAATTTTTTAATTGATCCACCATGATTACTAATTTTTTTACCATTTTTATGTCTTGTCGAATATTGTACAAAAGTATTTTGATCTACACATGACTCATCTCCAAAAATTTCTATTATTCTTCCTCTAGGAATTCCTCCAATACCTAATGCTTTGTCGAGTCCAATAGAGCCAGTTGGTATCGTTTCAATATCAATATTTTTAGAAGTCTTACCCGTTGTTATTGATTCTTTTCCATATTTTCGTATTATTTCTTCAATTGCGTCATTGATATTAGATTCGACATTTTTTTTATTCGTCATAATATATATTTATGTAAGATTTGATATTAAGATTGGAGGATTTTTCATCATATGATGATGCATATGTTCAGATTGATTTAGAAATACATATAAATTTTCTGGTCTATCATCTAACGGGTCTTTGTTTATATGATGTATCACTTCTCCTTTTACTAATTTTCTTCCAAGATATTGTTCTGCTACATATCTAGAACATTTTATTCTTTTTCCTTCTTTATCAGACCATACAAACCAACTATTTCTTTTTTTAATTTTTCCATGAATGAATAATGGATGTTTATCGCCTAATCGTGTATACCCTTTCCCATAAAATGGATTATTTTTATCAGAAAAATCAGCATGATTTTCACTCATACGTAATTTTTGTTTTTTTTGATCTTTTTTGACCTGCTGTTTTTAATCTTCTTTTTTCTATTGTTTCTTTTGATTGTTTTTTACCATACATAGGATGATTTTTTCCCGGTTTTGCTTTACTCATTTTAATAATTGCTTCTGATGTATGGATACTGCCTTTTTTCATTTTATTAATTAATATTATTATTTCTTAATAATTTCTTCAATAGCTTCGTCAATATTGTTGTCTTCGTTTTGTTTTGACATATTCGATTTTCATTATTTCAATTCTAAAAACTGTCTTGCTATTTGTTCGACTTGTTTACCAGCTATTTCAGGTGTTCTTGCGAGAATAGTCGTTTCTGTTTCTTGAGCATTTTTAATTTCTCCTCCTATTTCTATTTCATTATTACGCCTAACACTTACTCGTATTTCTAAAATGTCATTTGTTCTTTCTAATTGTTCATTCATAATATTTGCAATGTATCAATATTAAATAATAATTCTTTTTTGTATGGTTCGTTTTTCATGATCCGTTTGAACTGATTAGCAATTAATGCTCCCATTATCATTGACATATATGAAATATAACGTGCAGTACATGGATCTTTGTCGGGATTGTCTGAAAATGTTTTTTGCCATTCTTCAATTGTATCACTTTTTTTGGTTTGATAATTGCTTTTTTAAGTTGCTTAGCAATTTTCTTTCTTTCATTCATTGAATCAACTGCAATAATCAAATATTCGTTCATGTTTTTAGAACCGTCGAATTTAGTTTGAGGACATTTTTGATTATAAATGATATTTGAATGAAGACCAACTTTTAATGTTTCTGCTAAACAAAATGTTTTAGATCGGTTTATATCATTTTTATTATAACATTGATTAGGTAAATTATGTGCTGATACAATATCATGATCGACTATATGTATATTTTTTATTCCGAGACGTGCTAAGCAAAGTGCAGTATTTGAACCAATTGAACCCAATCCTACGATACTGACATCTTCATTAAATAAAATAGGATTGAAAATATCCATTTGTCTCATGTAATTAATTTTCTTTTTTGTTTTTCTATTACCATAAGTAAAAGTATATCTATGACATTCTTCGCAAAGTACACGACCATTATTAATGTCCCAAAATGCATTAATTTTTAATATTTCTTCAAAGTTCAAATCGATTATTTTTTCTATATTTTCATCAAGTATATTAATGAACTTTTTAATATGATCGACATTGAGATTTCGTTTAGAATTACATGATACACATTTATACGAATCTCTTGCTAACACTTTCTTTTTCCAATTTTTCATTTCTTGTGAACCGTGTAATATACTAATTATTTTTTTTCTTTTACTAGCAAAACTATTAATATTTAAATATTTTTCAAAAGAACGTTGTTTTGCTTTATCAGAAATGATTTTACTAATTTCGGGTCTTTCTTCTAATGTTTTAAGAACGCCTTTGCTAATTTTTTTTCTTCGTGATGGTGGTACTGTTTGACCAATCTGACGAATTCTGTTTTTTTCGATATGTTCTTTAGATTGTTTACGACCCGTTAACTTTTTTTTAATTTTATCTTTTGTTTTTTGAGGCATACCATCTTTAAATTGTTCTAATGTTGCGCATTTTTGTTTTTCTTTTGTTTCTAATGTATGTTTCCATTTTTTCTTTCCATTTATTATTGTTGATATCATACATATAAATATTATCGTATTATCGTGACTTCTTTTTTAAATGTTTTGGGGTCAAAAATGTCAATTTGTCTTTGAAAGTTGATATTTTTACTTTTTCTTTTATTTCTTTTATACATTGTTTTTCAATTTTTTTATTATCTTCTAGTAATATTTGTAATTTCAATGGTATTGTTAATCTAGCTGGTCTGAAAATATCAAGTCTTGCTTCATTTTCTTCGTATTTATTCATTACGATAGATATTAAATAATCAAACTCAGTAGATTGATCAATAGTATCTATATCAGTTTGACTAAAATATGCTTTCATATTAGCATGTGAATGAAACCATACTTTATAATCTTTAGTATTTTCTTTCTGTGTTATCTTTTCATTCAAAAATATTGCTAATGTATCTACATCTAAAGTGCTATGAATCGAAGATACATTTTGTGTAAAGATCTCTGCATCATATATTACAAGTTCATTATTAATATATTTAACTTTTCCTAATCCAGAAATTTCTTTATCACAATGTTCTGTGAAATATCTCATCTTCAAATATGCATTTTCTGTTATTTTTATGATATCCATGTTTCTCCCCATATTATAGTATTAGTAATTGTACCTGTTGTACCTGAATACCAACTCTGATCATTAACAGGAATAAATTTTTCTTGATGTTTATTTGTCATAAGTTTTCTTTTAACTCCTTTGTCTTTAAAATCTTCAATCCATTTATCAAAATGAATATTAGCATGAGTTGAATCTGATAAAGTTAAATAATGAATAAACGTATCGAAAAATAAAAATAGTTGATATGTATCAAGATGGCGTTGTAGAATAGGTTTCCATGATGCTAAACAAGGATGTTTGTTAGACACGTGCCAATGATCATGACAATCATGCACACAGTATTCAAGATTTTTAATTCGTGTATTTGATGCATTGTAATGAGAGTCATCTGATGTAATCATTATCTGATAATATCCGATGTATATCTTATTAGCATACAATCTTTTAGTAACAATGCTAAGAGAGTTATCTTCAACGATTACTTCGTCAATGAATGGATGTGCTAGAATTCTTTTATACACTGCTTTGCTTGAATTCATTTTCAGATTTTCTTTCATTTCTTTTTTAATCTTTCCGACAGCGTCTATTCTTTTATATCGTGTTTTTAATGCATCGTTGACATATTTGATCTTATCATCAAGTGCACTACGTTGATTCATGTCTGATCCTGTCAATCGTGCTTGCATAAGAATGTCTAATTTTTCTGTTAATTTTTCAATATCAACATATTCGTTCTTTAATGATTTTTCATAACAGTCATCACATTCTTGTAAATATTTTTCATACCATTGTTTAAATGAAGATATTTTTGACATCGTTTTGTTATTTAATTTCTACCAGCTTCCTTAGGTGAAACAAGCAAAATATTATCACCGTCTTCGATAATATCTTTTAATGTTGCACGTTCACCATTCACAAAAATTTTTTCAGCTATTCTACTAGTGCCTGATTCTCTTAGAACTTCTTCAATAGTTAAATCTGTTGATACTTCGATATGTTCAGGATCACTTCCAAATTTGGCTATGACCACAGAAATTCTCTTTACTTTTTTCATGTTTTTATAATTAATTAGTAGATTTAGGACAACCCATTCTTCTGAGTTGTAATGTTGTTAAGTATGCCATATTACCCATACTTTTTGATGTTCCATCATTCAAAAGTAATTTAGTACAATTACCAACTTTCACTTGTATTCTATAGTCATATGGTGATCGAGGAAACTTTTTTTTGAATGCTGTTATAATGTTCTTTTCGTTTTTAAGAATCCATTTTAATATTTCTCTATCTGCATTCGTGTACACGTCATAGTTAATTTCAGCTAATTCATGTAAGTTCATGTTATTATGTTAATGAATAAATCTTACTCTAATGTGTTAAGAGTCTTTCCCATCCACATATGTGACTCTTCGAGTTTTGTTAATGCTTTTTCAACACAACGATTGTATGCAACGTTGTCAGTTTTTGGATCTGCTGACATATTGTCAATAATGACTTCGACACGCTGTATAATCTCACGCATTTGTTCGTTTGTCATTTGTCTCACCTCCTTTCTATTATTAGGGCGGGAAATGTTTGTTGTCCCATTCTTAATCCCGCCCCATCATTCGTCGAATATTACCTGCTAGCGGCTTAATTCTAATGTCCCATTATTTTTGGAATGAACGCCAATAATGGTAAGCTCTTAAACAACAAATCTTCAGAGCTAGTTAAAGACCTAAGAGAATCTTAGTTCTTTTTAATTGATACTTCTGTTTTCAACTTTTTCACATATTCTGCAAGTAATTCAGAACAATTGTTGCACATATCAAGAGATTCCTTGCGGATATCTTTTTCATTAAATTTGCCAGGTAATTTTGCTAAGAAATTCTTTTCTCGATTAATTTCAATTCTTTCAAACATTCCCATTCCTAAACTAACATCAATTTCTTTCTGGCAAATATCGCATATAATTTTGTTTATCTTTGTCATGTTTCTAATTTATTTGTATTTGATTTCTTCAATTATTTTACCTATCGAAGAATTACCATACTCTATGCTTTCCACATTATAATATTCTTCTGGTGTTATTGTATTTTTCATTATTAATGCAACGGGTGTTCTTACCCAAAATACTGCACCAGATTCTCGTATTTCTTTTTCATTATTTATTTGCATCGTTTTAATACATTAGGATTTTCATAGATGTTGCCTATGATTTCAATACTATTATTTATTGAACAATGATGTAAATCTCCAATGTACCCTATATTATTATGAATAGAATAACTGCTTTCATCAAATTTTATTACATTTGCTTCAAAATACAAATCTGATTCTGAATCTGGTATGTATCCTTTAACAACATCTCCTTCGTATATCTCTTTTCCGTTTTTGTCTTTTAGTCCAGTGTATTGTTGTATTTCAAAATGTTTATCATTTCCTAAAAATTCTCCATATTCTTTGCCTTTATACCAATCACTACTTGTGTATATTCTGTATTCTCTTAATTCTGTTGGACAAAACATAACACATATGTCATATAACATTTTCTTATTACCAATAGCCCACGCTCTAAATTTAATTTTTCTTTTCATTATTGTCGTTTATTTCTTTTAAACTACCAGCGTTGATTTCTTGTTTGATGTATGCTTCTGCTTCTTTGATTGCTTCAATCATTATATATCCCTTAAAAGAATATTTACATTCTTTACTATCTTCTAATCGTAATAACACTTCTTTGTCTGATGTGACTGTAAAGAAATGATAAGGTGTTTTTAAGATGTTTTTGATTCGTGTCATTCTTTCAATAAATGTCATATTTTTATTATTAATTATTATTTAACCATATCCATATTATACCATACTTTTAACTATTTGTAAATAGGCAAATCAATGATATTTATAAATACGTTTATTTTGCAACATAAATAATTTATCTTCGTGTGTAAGTTCATAATTATTCTTCAATAAATATTTTAATGTTTTTCGTAATAATTGACCTTGCACTTTTACAGAAGCAAGTTTTCCATTCTTGATGCAACACTCATCATTATTTAATGGTGCAATATTTAAAGGAGAAGTTGATATATCTTTTAAAATATAATGCAAACAATCAGCGTGATTTTTTCTGCAAAACCAGCATTGCGTATTCCAAAAAAACAAATCTTTTGTTTTTTCTGTAAAATTATTTTTCATATGATGTTTTTTCAACTATTTTCAAATTGAATATTTTATCTAATTTTCTTTTTCGCACAATGTCATTTCTGAAAAATGGATCTCTATGAAATTTATCATGACAGTATCTACATACATACAAAATATTATCTATATGATGTAATTTTTTATGATATGGTCTTTCTGATCGAAAAATAATATGATGTAAGTCAAAAATAGTACCACTTGTTCTGCCACAACATTCACAAGGATATTCATCAAAACCAAGATATCCTTTTTTTTCTATTTTCTCAAAAAATCTTCGTTTGATTGATAAAGCATCTGTTTTACCATCATATTTTCGAGCGGGTGGTTTTCCGCCATAATGTGTATTTATCATATATTGATATTCTTTAGTTGATAAATTAGAAAGCCAAGTAGGCTTTCCTTTACGTTGTTTACTCATCTTTTTTCTTGTTTTTAATGATGCTTTATGACCAGTATTAGTTTTACTTAACTTTTCAGCACTTTTTCTAACTCTTTCATCAGTTTCTTTTGTCAATCCTTTGTTCCATGGAATTCTATTTTTCTGAAATCTATACTTATTTTTTTGTTGAAATCCAAATTGTTTTATTTTATGTAAATCAATAAATGTTTTACTTCTTTTTTTCTTTGTTTTAAGCAAATTCAAATATTGATAATAACATTGAACAGAACAGAATTTTTTATTGTTATGTTTTTTAGAACATATTATGCAATACTTATTCATTATTTATAATATAATATATATTTTAAAAATTGTACATAGGCGCTGCATTTAGAGGAGAATTTGAAGTTCTGCCTAAAATATGATGAAGACAATCAGCGTGATTTTTTCTGCAAAACCAGCAAGTCGTATTCCAGAAGAAAAGATCACGAGTTTTTTGACTGAAGTCGTTGTTCATTTTCTTTATTATATTTATCAACATATTTTTTAACAATATCTGATCTCTTAATAATCAATTTAAATTTAAGAGTTCTTGTTTTTAAATTACCATATTGATCATGTGAAGTTGAAAAAAATTCAGTACCATATTTTTTAGCTAAATTATTTATAATATTTCTTTGTAATATATCTAAAGTTAATATACCTCCTCTTTCTTTTGTCAATCCTCCTGCATATCTATATGAATCTTTGCGACTATATTTATAATCAATACATGTTTTACCTTTATTGATAATAATCATTATATTAATATCTATGTCTTCAGTTTCACATTTTAATTTTTCATCATACTTTATATTTTTCTTTTTTAGCCATTGTATATTAATACCATATATACCTCTTACTACGGAATCATTAAAATATATTCTTTTATTATTGTTATTTTTATTTACAAAATAACTAAAAGAATTATCTGAAATTCCACATATTTCACAATTTTTTAAATTTTTTTCTATATTATTGACCATTTCTTGGCAATTTTTTAATGTATCATATCTACCTTCTTTATTTCTTTTACCAAACCATTGATAGTCATCGTCTGCCATTAATATACATTTATCAGACATATAATTTAATATAAAATTTCTTGCATATGCTATACCTTTATTATTCTTTTTTATGTTTACTAATTTATAACCAGAATTAAAAATCTGATATTTTTTAATTTCTTGAGGTTCAACAAAAATTAATATATCTTTTGGATTAAAAAAAAGTTGTGTAGTCATTGTTTCTGCACGATTTTTACTTGCTATGCATATTTTCATATTATTTGATATATTATTTCACATGAATTAATGTCTTTGTATCTTTTTCTATTATAATCTATGACTTTAGTCAATGAAAACATTGGTGAATCAGAATAATTATCAAATCCAAATACTTGTGATTTATATTTTAATATTGCTTCAAGCTTATTTTCAAGATTAATATTTTTCAATTTTATTGTTTTTTCAATAATTGTTAATGAAGAGTACAAAGATGAAAAATACCGTAACAAAGTCGAATTTTTCATAATTTCATGTCTGATTCTAAAATTATCACAATATAGATAATCTTCATAAATATAAAATTTATGTTTTTGATTTTTATTATTCTTATTTGTTTTTATAAAAGCATGATGCAATATTTTATGATCTTTATGTGTTCTAGAACCAAGATATGCTGGACTATATAATGATATTTCTTTGTTGGTATTTAATATTTTATTAATATCTTTTTCGATTTCGTTAATCAATTCTTTTTCTTCTATTTTAGACATTCTTTTTTTTCTATATGAATGTTGAATATATTCATAATCGATTATATTGTTATTTAATATTTTTAAAGCTTTTAGATTTTCTATTTTTCTCTGTTTTACAGTATCTTTACTATTTATAAAACCACATTTGTTATCCCATTTTATAACTATTGGTTTTATTGGACTACTAGTAAAAAACGTAATGACTGTTGCTTTTTTTCCAAGAATATCTAAATAACCACCCAATGAGATAACAGCATCATCAAAGTGAGGTGAAAGAACAACGTGTTTCATAATATTCTATTTATAGAATTTCTAATCTTTTCTAGCATTTCTAGATGATTCTTTGTTAGAAAATTCTTTTTTTCTATATTTTTAGAAATTTCTAAATCTAATTTTATAAGAATTCTATCAAATACTTGTGTTTCCTCTTTTTTATTAACATTTGTTCGATTGATAAAATCTTCGAAGGAAAAATCTAATCTTTCTAGAAAATTTATTTTTAATTTTTCATAATTATTACAACTCATTGCTTTGGAGAATGATTGAATATCACTAACTTTCGCGAAAGTGCCTGATACTATTTTAAGAATAAGCTTTTCCTCTATGTACTCTTGCTTTAGGTCAGATATTACTAAATAATGTTTAACAGCGCGAATTAGGAATATAAGATACGTAAAGTCAATATTATGTTCATTAATAAGTTTCTTGCCAGCTTCCGTAAACTCAGTAACACTTAGATAACCATGCACCTTGGGCACCTGAAGGTTAAGAGTTTCAGCTATTTCAGCAAGAGTTTTCTTTGATGTTTTCTTATAATCATATATTGCCCTTGCTTTATCTAATTCTGACCAGTTACTATGTTGTTCTTGCACATGAAATCTTTTTTCTGTTCGTTCTTTATATGTTAATGGTCCTTCAATAATTTCTACAGGTACCGTTTCTAATTCTAATTTTTTTGCACATCGATAGCGTCTTTCACCATCTATTAATAAATACTTATCTTTTTGATAATTACTTTCGACGATGATTGGTGAAAGAATACCTTGTGCTTGTATTGAATTTTGCAATTCAAACAATTCTGTTTTAGAAAATACTTTTCTAGGTTGATCTGGATCGGGGATTATTTTACTAAGATTGATTTTTGGCATATTTTTATAATTAATAAATTTCACTTTTCTGTTTCGCTTCTTTTTTTTCTTTTAATTTTTCTTTTTGTTTTTTGATTTTTTCTTTTAATTTTAATTTTTTAGTTCTTTCTAATTCTTTTCTTTTTTTATTTTTTTCTCTTTCTTTTTTATTTTTTTCTCTTATTTTTCTTTTGATTTCTCTCTCTTTTTCTCTTTTTATTTTTGCTTCTTCTTTTTCTTTTTTTAATAATTTTCTTTCATATAAAGTTATACTATACTTTTCCCAATCTTGTTTTGGAAAACATGCTTTTAAAATTCTCATTAATGGAGCATATATTTGAACGTCCCAATAATAATTTCGATCCCATTTACCATTGTATTCGCTTGTTAATACAGATTCCATTTTATTTTTGCTATCTGTAATAATATATTCTATTTTTTGCCCCCAATTATGTTTTCCTTCTTGTGTTTCTAATATTTTCTTTTCTTTTATAAGTTTTTCAGCCAATCTTACATGAGGTGGTTTTGATTTATAACTAGTAGTGGGTTTAGAAAGTTTCATTGTTATAGACAAATTTTCTGGTTTTATTTTATTATTTAAAACATACTTTTTTAAACTGAGAATCCATTCTTTTAAATATTTTGATTTTTTATTCTTCTTTAAAATAAGATTTAATAGTTCATTCATTTTATTTTTAGTAAAAATAATTGTATTCTTTCTGACATTTTCAATTCCTTTAGACAAAATAGAATCTACTGGTTTTCCATCAGCTTCAGTCAAATAACCAGAATATCTTTTCTTGTCAATCATAATAAATTTTTTGAATTTCTTTTCGTATTCTAAATTAATGATATATTTTTTAAAATTATATTTTTTCATTAGAAATACTGAAAGATTTTTATTTACTTTTTCTGTTACTTTTTTCATTTCAGTATCATTCTTTATTCTGGTGAAAACAGAATCCGTGTCACAATATATTACTTTATATTTCATCTTTTCAATAATATCAACCGCTGTTCTATTCATGAACTGTCCTGTTAATGTTATAGCTTCTGCAATTCTAGGATCAAAATATCTTGATTTTTTATCAGCGCAAATTCCATAAATGCTATTTGCCATCTCTTTCACTGTTTCTTGTGAAGCTTGTGCATTTTTATATTCTAATGAATTGTACTTCGATTCAAGTTGTTGTTTTTTATAAGACTTTCTTTCATTAAGAAGATTGTTGACAAGATCACTTACTACGCTTATTGGTTCTTTTTTAAAATACTGATTATTAGCAGTTTGATAATATTCATTTTTCTGGTTATACTTTAGATTTTCTTTTTTAAGAAAATCATGCCATTCTTTATAATTTACTTCTTCGATTTTTCTATCTCCAAGCCATTTATCAAAATTTTCTTTTGCTTTAACAGATATTTCATTTTCAATTAATGATTCTTGTCCAATGTTCCAACTAACTATTATAGACGGGTAAAGGCTTTTATAATCCATTACTCTAATATAATCATACATTCCAGTAACAGGTTCCATAACATAACCTCCTCTTACTCTTAATTTTTTTGTTTTTTCTTGTTGTTCGAAATCAGGTCGTGAAAACAAATGAAGTTTTTTTTCATTAGCTTCTCTTAAAATATAATTATCTAAAAGTTCACCAATAAAAAATCTATCTATGAATGTTCCTGTCCAACTGCATTCTTTAATCATTAGAGGCAATGTTCTTAATTTTTCATTCAATTTATATAAAAGAACAACATCTTGTATATTATATTTTTTAAGTTTCTCTGGATTATTATTATACATTTCTATTATTTTTTCTTCATGTTCTACTTTTTTTTCATTTAAAAAAGTAAAAGAAACATCATTTAAACTAAATCCTGGCAAATTGATAATAGTCATCATTGGCCCAAAAAGTTTAATTAATCTCTGCATCATATCTACATGCATTATTTTTTTCCAGAAATTAGTTTCTTCTAATGGAACTATTTTTTTATTTTTTTTGCCACATATATTATGGTATTCTACTCTTTTTTTTATATAAGGCATATCGAAATTCTTTGAATTCCAGCCAACTATTATATCATATTCTGATATTTTTTTTAATAAACTTAATATCAATTTTTTTTCATCTTTGCTAGTATCATAAAAAATATTTTTATTTGTATCACATGCTGCCCATGAAAGAATTCTATTCTTTCCTATTGTTATGCCATCGTCTGTATCATCTGTCTCTATATCAAAAAAAAGAATAGATAAATTTTCTTCTATTTCTATTTTATTATCAATCATATATCTTTTTATTAAAGATATGTCTGTTTCATATAATTTTACTGATTCTTTTTTTAATTCTTTGAATAATTTGCCAAGTAAATATGGTACATTTTTCATACAATGTATTTTAGCAAAATTATTTTTAATTTTTACTTTTCTCAAAAAACATTCTGATTTTAACAGAATATTTTTTATTTTTTCTTTTTCAAAATCTTCTTTTTTAATTACAAAATACCATTCAAAATTATCTATTATACAAATTTTTTTCTTATTGTTTTTATGATGAACCAAATATATCTTTTTTTGATCATCCCAACCACATACTGGTTTAATATTTTTTATTGTCATATTATTCTTCAAATAATTTTTGATCTTCTTCTGTTAAATCTTTTAAAGTATTATATGTTTTCCATTCATCTGGATTTGGTAAATGAATCATTGATTGTTTTTCTAATGTATTATAATCTGTACATGCCCAATTAAAAGTAGCATATTTTCCTTCTGTTTCTGGAAATCTACCACAACCTTTAAATAATGCTCCGAATAATTCACCACCGTCTCCTTGATGACATTTGCATTTACCAGCCCAATCACATTTTGGCCTTAAAAAATTAGCAAGAAGAGGAAATTTTTTATTTATTTGATTCCATATGCCTATCGCTGTTGCTACAGTGTCTTCTTGTTCAGATGCTACTAAACGTTGGGCCATATAACTTCCTAATGCCATATAATTTACAGTGTATTTATAATTATGTGTCCAATTCATTGTCATCATACATCTTGCTGCTTGAAACGAATTATTATTTTTTTCAGAACTGATTAATTCATAATATATTTTTTTAAGCAACAAATTCATTTTTATTACTTTTTTTAATTTTTCTTCATTTTTCCAAATTTCGTTTGGTACTCTAAATCCTGCAAGAAGTCTTGAATTATCTCTAACACCCTGGCTTGCAAATGTAGCACCTATTCTCTGTCTTGCATGTTGGTCAAATGAAGCACGACTTGCTTTTCTAATAATAAAACTAAATTGTAATGCTTCTTTACCAAGAGGAAGTGCTTTCCCTTCTAAAACATTTTTAACTACAACGAATCGATGTTCTGGTTTCGTTTTACTCCACATACTTGGATATTCTTCATTTCCCCAAGTCGCGACAGCGAATTCATAAAGAAGCATATATGGATTTTTTGGAAAATCAATCATTTCGACTGTCAATCCTTTGACTCCTTCATAAAATTGAAAAGGCCCTATTTTTATACCAAACTCATTTTTTTTCCATTTTTCTTCATTTTCTATAAAAGAATTAATTTCATTCATGTCTAATTTTGGTACTTGTTCAGGAAGAGTGTGTAATAATTTTCGAAATTCATTTTTTTCATCATCATTCATGTTTTTTTGTTATATTTTTAAAAACTTCTTTTAATCCATCATCTAAAGTAATAGTTGGGTTCCAATTTATTATATTTTTCAATTTAGAATTATCAACTATGTGATTTTTCATATAGTCTTCTTCTGGTCTATAATATATTATTGGATTTAAATTCATTTTTTTGACTTTATCGACTAATTCTTTAAATTTAATTGGTTTGCCATAACTGATATTATAATCTCCACTAGCGTCTTTTTCTATTAATTTATAAATCGCTTCAGAAAAATTAGTGATATGCATATAATCTTTTTTGTTTTCTGGATCTAATAAAATAACTAAAGGTATTTGTTTAATTGCAGACTTAACAATCAAGGAACCAATTGAATGATCGTTTTTACCACCGAAAATAAAACAAGGTCTTATAATCAATAGATTTTCTTTTTGGTCTTTATAAACAAATTCGACTGTTTTTTCACCAAGATATTTTGTAAAACCATATAGAGTCTGTGGATTTTTTTCTGATTCTTCTTTAATTAAAATATTCGGTTTATAAATAGCAGTAGTCGAAAAAAAACAATGTTTTATTTTAAATTCTTTAGATATTATCGCAACATTATATGCTCCTTTGACGTTTACATCAAACGCATATCTGCCAGCAATATCACATGTTATAGTATTTACTAAAGCTGCTAAATTAATAATCCAATCAGCTTCTTTGTGTTTTTCTATTTTGCTTTTCAAATCAGAATAATTAGATATGTCCGAAATAATTTCTATGACTTCATATTTCTTTTTCAAATAAGGTGTCAAATATGAGCCTATTGCACCTTTAGAACCTGTTATAAGTATTTTCATATATTTTTTTCTATTTTTTTTAAATAATTTAAAATTTTCTCAACTACTTCTTTTTGTGAATATTTACCAGTGTCGATTTTAATTTTATTTTTAAAACTAGATTTTTCATAATAATTATTAAATTCTTTTAATGTTTCAGTAAGAAGTTTTTTATCTATTTTTTCATGTCCGCTTTCTTCAATTCGTTTAATAGTTATGTCTACAGAAGAATAAAGAAAAATTAAAATAGTATCAAATGTCGTCGAAAAAAGATATTCATCATTGTACAGTTTTTCAAATTCTTTTTTAGAGTATCTTTTGTATATCTTACCATATACTATGCTCGAACCAATAAATCTATCAATACCAGTGTCTTTTACATTTCTTTCTTTTTCGACTAATTTTCTAGTAGTCGTTTTTCCAACTCTATCTATTCCTTCAAAAATAAGATAAAAATTTCTTTTCATAGACATTCTTTTTTAATATTTATTATTTCTTTATAATATTCGTTAATGTTTCCTTTTTGATATGATAAATAATAATCAGGGTGTTTAATGAATTTAACTATAGAACCAGTTATATCTAATCTATAATTAAGCTCGTTGAGTTTTCTTTTTGCAAAATAACTGCATACTATTATCAATTTTGGTTTTATTTCTTTGATTTCATAAAGTAAATGTTTTATACAATGCTCAATTTGTTGGTTTGTTAAATGATCTACTTTATTATCTGGCGTTGAAATTTGTATAAGATTCGTAAAAACCAAACGACTTTTACCAAATATTTCTCTAAATATATCACCTTGTTTACCATTCATTGCATGAGTTCCCCTATATCTTCTATGAGAAGGATTTTGCCCAATTACCATTACTGAACAATCGCTTTCTGGATAAATATATGCACATAATTTACCAGTTCCTGTTTTTTCATCTTCCCAGTTTATTTCATAATCTTCAAATGGGCAACTGTTGCAACTGTTCAGTTTTTCTTTTAATTTTTCCTGAAGATTCTTCATTTTTTAAAATATTAATCATTTCATTTAAACTGTTTATTTTATGTATATATTTTGTGTCTATGTTTTCCATGTTTGTTTTGAGAGAAGACAGTAAATATACTTTATATTTTTGTTCTGATATTTGTATTGCATATTTTAAATCATCTTCAATAATAAATGACATATTAGGTAAAAACTTTAATATTTTAAGATGTTTATTTTCTTCAAAATACAATGAATCATATTGAACATTATTATTATTAAGCCATTCTAATGTATCAGAATAAATTCTTGAATATGTTTTATATGGTCTGGATGAAATAATTATTATTTTATATCCAAGTTTTTTAAGAAAGACACATAATTCTTTTGCATTCTCTTTGATTGGTATATTTATTTTTTCACCAGATTCTCTAAAATAGTGTTTAAATTTTTCATATTCTAATATTGGTACTTTTTCTTTTATTTCTTTTCTATTTTTAAAAATAGTATTGTATTTTTCATTATAAATTTTTGTAAAATATTCTGAAGAATTTGAAAGAGTGTCATCTAAATCTATTGCACATATTAAATCATCCTTTTTAATAGAGTTCAATATTTCTTGATTATATCGTTGTCTAACTACAGCGGATTTTCTGAAAAATTCTTTTGCAAATTCTTCTTCATCTATTTTCCAAATAATGCATAAATTCAATAAAAATTTAAAACAATCTATTATTTCTTCTTTCGTATTAGTCTCAGAAATTATTTTATCTTCTTTTCTATGTATTTTCCAGGATATAGTATCAAGCACTTCACTTAATTCTCTATGTATTGACAAAATATATTCTTTTGTAAATTTTATTTTGTCTTTTTCATTTATATTGTCTGGATCGTAAAAGAATCTTTGAAATTCTTTTTGTTCTTTAAATATTTTTTTTAGTGTTTTCATAAAGTTCTTTTAATAAATCATTTATTTTAATTTTATGTTTCCAGCAACCATATCTTCCAAAAAAATTAACATTTTCAAAATTAATATTTAGATCATTTTGAATTAATTGCCCGACTTTCATTATTATTCTATCTTTTTCATTGATAATAGGATATATGACATCTCCTTTAAATTCAAATACTAAACCCTTTTCAGTTTTCGTTATACGATGAAATGGATATTTTTCTTCTGAAAAATATACATAATCAAAATCTTTGAAATCATTGAAAGGGCAATTTTTATAATTGGAACTTAAAACAAATGTAGTTGGATAAGATTTAAATTGATTAGTGATATTAGATCTGTCTGCCAAATATAAAAAAGTATTCAAAGGTATAGTAGAAACTAATTTATCGAATGTTATTTCAGTAGAATTAGTTATTATTTTTTTATTTTCAAGATTTATATTATTTACTTTTTCCAGAAGTACTCTATCTTCTATTTTTATTTTTTCAATGATTTTGTTTATAGATATATCATAAGAATCAAATTCTGTTTTATCTGCAGACATTGCAGAATAATATATTTCTTTTATGTTTCCTCTTGTCTTTTCAAAATATTTTTTACGATTTTTTTCAGTATTTTTAGAATGCAATTTACCATCATAAAAGAAACCTATTTTTATTTTTTTAATATTTGGTTTAAGATCAATTTCTTTGAAAAATCTTGTAGTATATTTATCGATATGTATATATTTTGGCCCAAGTTGAAATTTTGTTAAAAACTGTCCCCCTATTCTGTCTGTAATAATAACACTTTTGGGATTAAAATAATGCCACAATAATCCAGCTATGCCTCCTCCTAAAATAATTTCTGTTTTTTTCATTTTATATTTATTTCATTAATATCAATTTCAATTGTATTATCGACTTTTTTGAAAATTGATAATGGTACTATTATTACTTCTTTATTGAATTTAGTAGTTAACGAGTTTGGAGTGTCATACACGTATTCTTTTATTTTTTCTTTAGTTGTTTGCAATATTGTATTATCAGAATTAATCGTTAATATTATTTTTTTAATATTAGTAATCAAATCAATATCAATAGAAGTGCCTATTTCACTATCACCATATTTTTCAATATCCCAATTTACAAAATTTCTTGCTTTATAAAAAGGTTCGGCAATAGTTAAATGTATTGTATCACCTGTAATAAAACTCATGCATTAAAATTATTTTGCAAATAATATATAGCATATGCAATACCTTTAATATCTAATTCTTTTGAAGATTCTTTCATTAGTTGTTTCATAATCAAATGTTCTTTAAGAATCGTTTTTATTTCACTTGGTGTCATGTTTTTATTTGCAGCTATAGTGTTAATAATCGCATGCATCTGGCGTGATAATCTTTTTTTTGTATCAATATCAGATTCTGTCACTAATTCATTTATTGCGTCATTATCGTGTTCTGTTACATATATCAATAACATTACTTCGGTGCCTTTTTTAGCATGACTAACAAAATCATACATTGCTTTTTGTTGAGATTCATCAACAGTAAAACTAATTTTGTGTTGGCTTGTGGCGTCGGGTCCTCGATGTTGAGAAAATTGTGCACATAATATATTCATGATATTTATCTGTTAGTGGCCCTCCCTAAGAGTTTATACTTCTCTTAAGGAGGGCTGTCATTATTATTTCTTTTCTTTTTGCTCTTTGAATTTCTTTAAGATTTCTTTTCTAATCATTTGCGAAACATCTCGTATTTCTTTAGAAGCAACACGAATCGTTTGATATGATTTGTGACTAATCTTGTGTTTTTCTTCAACTTCTTTGATCTTTTCAGTAATAGAATCTACTGACGATCGAATAGATTCGCACCACGTTTTTAATTTATCCATGTTATGAATGTTAATGATTAGAATGGTTTGTCATCATCAGCGTCTTCAATTTCTATACCATCATCTTCTGATGCAACAGGTGTTGGGGCAGGTGCAGGAGTATTAACATCGACTGTTGGTACTGCAGGTGTTGGGGCAGGTGTTGGGGCAGGTGTTGATGTACCTGTATCTAATTTACTTTTGATGTACGTTGCTAATTCATCAATGTCTTTCATTGTGATTTTTTTCTTACTAGCATAAATTACAGATGCTAATTCTGCAGCAATATGATATGCATCGATTAGAGTGTTTTTAGTAAATCCTTTATTACCAAATGTCGATGGTGTTGGATTCTTTAATGATAATCCTGTTTGTTCAAATCCGTCTCGATCTGTCCATTTTCTTTCTTCTACGTTTGCTTCAATGACGTCACCAACTTTCCAATTTTCTGCCCATCTACCCATTGCTGATAGTTTTCTATTCTTATCATCCATTACTGTTACTACTGCATATGTTTCACCTGGTTTGTATTTACTAGGATTTTGTTTGACTGCAATTTTTACAATTTTAATTCGTTCTGACATATGTTTGTTCCTTTCTTTTTTTTAATTATTAATTGTCGATCTTTTTGAATTATTTGACTTTCTTTAATTCTTTTTTGATTTCTTTCCAATCTTCTTTAGGAAATGCTACAGTTGTCCAATGGATGCTGAGATATACTGTGTCATCATCTTGCCAAGCTGTCACATGATTACCATTGAATAGATCTTTAACAGAAGATACCACTTGAGTACTTTTTTTAGAAGTAGTTTTCTTTTTAGTCATGTTGGTTGTTATTAGTTGATTAATTAATGTCGACCTTTATTGAAAATTTAAAGCTTCTTTCATTTTTCTACAGGAGCACCATTGCGGATGAAAGCCATCGGGCAAGGGGAATTCTCTACGATTTATTTTTTCTAACGTTAATTCTATCTCATCAAACATGCTTGCAATGTCATTTATTGTAGAATGATTTGATAATACTTGAATAACTTTATCGTTTTTTCGATCTGTTTTGTATTTTTTTAAAAGAATAATATATAGTGTTTCCTTAGGCATTTCGTGATATTCTGAATAATACCAGAGATTATACATAAGAGTCTGAATTTTGAATTTTGTTTCTTTTGGATTCCATGCGTTTTTTGATGTTTTATATTCTACAATAATACCATCATTTGTCATTCGATCTATTCTGCCAGACATTGGTATTGGTGTTTCTTTACCTGTGAGAGGATTCGTTAACTTTCGTTTTATGTATAATTCAGATTTACCATTATTTAAGTTGTATAAGTTATTTAATGTATCATGTTCTGCAGCGTAATTTTTAATCATTTCTTTTCCTAATTCAACATATTCTGCATGCATATGTTTTTCACTTTCTTCTAATCGATTAATATCGAATGTCATTTCAAAAATACCATACGGATCTATTTTATCGTAAATATTTTCAACAGCAGCATGAACTGATGTGCCGAATAATAAATGAATTTGTTTTTGCGGGAGTTTAATACGAGCTATATAATTATAATAGAACGAACGAGGACATGACATATAGTCAAGAATCATACTCGGACTGAATTTTTCTAATAATTGTTTTTGCATATATTAAAAATTAGTTTTCTTCTGGCCATACGCCTTCTGATATAACTCTCGTAAATATATTATTTGTACTTCAGAATATTTTTCTTTCTTTACATTTTCTTTTATTGTTTTGGCTACTTTTCGTAATGCAATTATATCCTTTGCATTAAGAATTAAGTTTATCTCGGTTACAATATCTTCAAATGCTTTCGTACCTGGCATTATTGCAGGTTCTTTTTTTTCCGTGAATTTCTCGGCTTCTTCTTCTGAAAAAATAGCAGAGTATAAATCTAAATGTTCAAGTACAGCAATATCGAATGCTCTTTTTTCTGACATTTTTCGTAAATATTCACGTCCTCTATTTGGTACACTTATTCTATTTGCTTCACCTGTTACTGTTAATGTGTTTTCATTTGAATGAACACATCCTTTACCTTTTTTTGCTAAGCAATGTATAGTAACTCTAACAATATGCTCTAATTCATTCTGGTATGTTGGAACAATATTCGGTGATTCGACAACATCATAGTTTTTACTTATGCCTGCAATAACTGCTATTTTTTTAATTGCATTGTGCTTTAAAATAAATTTGTTTTCTCTTCGTAAAAACCAACATTCTTCTTCAGTGATAATATCTTTGACATTTCTTTTTTTACCAGATTTATCAAGAAATGTAGCATCAATTAATAATTTGTTTTTTGTCATATATAATGTTAATTGTGATAAAAATTGAAAAGCATAATAATTAAGGTACGAGTTTTCCTATTTTAATATGCTTTCCATTGTGTTGACAATCTTTAAATTACAAAAAAGTAATTTTTTTTACTTGCAGGGAAGAATAAGCTCCTGCGTTAAATAAGATTGAAGAATATTCTTAGATGCATTAAAATCAGCATCTGATTTGTAGCCACAATTCCTACAAAAGAAGTTCTCACCTTTCCTATTTAACTTGTGGATAAACTCACACTCACTACACTTTTGTGAAGTGTAAGCTGGATTGACTGACACAACATGGACGCCAGTTGCTTCTGTCAGTTGTTTTATTCTTTCAAATAGATAAGCATAAACCCATCGTTGATATTTTGATCTTTGTATTTTTCGTAATTTTCTTTTCTTTTTAGAAATTCTAAAAAGATCTTTTATGTCTTCAATAACAATTGTTTTTAATCGATTGTATGGTAATTCTTTAACGACTCGATTGATATATTCATTTCGTTCTTTCAATGCTCTATCAAATGTTTTCGAACTTTGTTGTTTTCTTTGAATTTTATCCAATAAATTTTCAATTTTTTTGCCATAATATCTTCTATTAGAAGTAGTCATTAATTTTTTTATTCCAATATCAATCCCAATTTCTTTCCGTCTTTCTTTAAAACAGGTGTTTCTTTTTCAAAAGTTAAATACAATGTCCAATTATTGTTAATCTTTTTCAATCTACATCCATTAACTAATTTCCAACTCTTAAAATATTCATTAGCATATTCATAACTATTTAAAGGAATGCTAACACGTTTGCCTTTTTCTAAAGTGGATATTTTTATCCAATAATCAAAACTATTTTTACTTTTGTCAAATGTTACGAATCTCTGATCTAAAATTATACTTCCTTTAAATTTTGGTATATTAGAATTCTTTTTATAAGTTCTTCTCCAAGTTTTCCAGATTTTTTCTGCTTGTCTATAAGCACATTGTTTAAAACCATAAGACAATTTTGATTCGAATTGTTTAACTTCTTGATCTGACAAGATATACTTTTTTTGTATAACAAGTCGTTTAATATAAAAATTTACTGCATTAACATATTCTTTTCTCAATCCCGCAAGTTTCTTAAGTTTATTCGTATTCGTTGATTTTAACGTAAATTTAATTGTTCTTTTCATATAGTTTATTAACTGTATCTATATTATACCATACTTTTAAATATTTGTAAATAGGCAACTAATCTTCGAGTATTACTTTTAATTTTTTACTAACTACTTTAGATTTTTTCTTCTTGTCGACTTCTTCTATTTTTTCTCGAAATATTGCAATCTTTTTTTCAAAAATCATTTCAATATCTTTTCCTCCTTCACCCATTCTGTTTTTTTCAATTGTTAAAATAATATCACTTTCTTCATCACTAGGTTTTTTATTATCCCATAACATTAGAAAAATATCACTATCTTGAGAAATAGTTGAACTTGATTTAACATCATTCATTGTCACTCTTTTGACGCCTCTTTCAGTTTTTCGAACGTGGCTAATTAAAACAATAGGTATTTTTAAATCGGTTGCTAAACTTTTTAATTCTGCAACAGCTGCACTTGTTTCATTAACGACGTCACCCGAACTTTTAATCAATCTCTGGAGATTATCAATCATCACGTATTCTATGTCATATAACTTAACAGCAACAGACATTAAATCTCGTAACTTATGAAAATTCAAATCTGACTGACTACCTGAATAAAAAAACATAGGCATTTCTGCAAACTCTTCTTTGACGTTCATCCATTTGTCTTCATCTTTTCGCATATTATCTAATTCCAGTCGTGTATGCATTGACATCATTCTCATAATATAATACATTAACTTCCCTTCCAGAAAAAAACCAAGACATCTATGATCGTTTTTGAGAAGATCATATAGAATATTCAAATTAAATGTTGTTTTACCAATACCTGTTGGACCTGAAATAATAATAAGATCTTCTTTTTTCAATCCTGAAAGAAATGTATTTAACTGGGGAAACGGTAATGTCAATCCATTTAACATTCCATCGTCATCAAGCCACATATCGATTTCATCAATATAATCAGACATTGATGTTATGCTTTTTAAACTAAATTGTTTAGCTTTGCTAAGTTCGTTTAAAAAATCATCAGAAGTATATTCTTGCAAATAATCATTAACATCATTTGTTGGCAGAATAACATTCCTGCATTTATCAAATCCGATTTTTTCTGCTAAACGATAAGCTCCTTTTTGACCAACCATGTCAGAATTCAGACAGACAAACACTTTTTTGAATTGTCTGAAAAACGGAATCCATTTTGGAGCAAACGTTTCTGCGCCTGCTGTTAATCCAATAACATTTTTTATGCCTAATTGATATGCAGCAATAGTATCTGTTTCACTTTCAACAAGTACTATCGTTGGTTTATCTGTTCTGATGTTATCGATATTAAAAAGAATAGTTGGTTGTCCAGCTATTCTAATAAATTCTTTCTCAATATAATTTCTTTTTTTGATATTCCATAATTTTTCATCTTGATAATGAGGAATTGTTATCCAAGTATTTTCAACTCCTAATTTAAAATGAGTGATAATTTCATCTGTAAATCCCCTTTCTTTTAAATAGTTTAATGCATTAGGATCATTTTTTAAATCTTCAATACATTTTTCAACGAGAGCATTATTCAATGGTTTGAATTTTTTTGAAATCATTTCAGTTACTGAAGTAATATCATTAAGACCACCAAGCTTCGCTTGCAACTGGTATAAGTTTCCCGTCCATCCACATATTTTACAATCATTAAGTCCATTTTTTGAATTGATATAAAATTTATACCGATTATCTCCACACAATGGACATATTTTTACACAATATTGATCTCCAGTAGTGTGATATTCCCAGCCCTGGCGATCTAAATAATATTTGACATCATTTGTTGGCATTTTTTGTATTTAAATATATCAATCCCAAAAAGACATATAGTACTTTCCAAACAATTCGAATCCTTCTTTTATTTTTTTTGAATCTTTTAAACGTTGATCTATAGATTTTTTGAAATACTTATCAGAACCTATGCAATCTTCATAATCCAGATCAAACGCGAGTTCTATTTTTTCTAGAATAGTAATCCATTTATGACATTCGTTCTCATTCTTTCTATCAAACAATTCAGGTGGACATCCCATACCGTGTTTTTTCTGGTATCTAACAAATGCTTTAAAGGGTTTTCTCAATTTCATTGTTACGAAGTAACTAAATCCCCATAGGTCATCATCACCATATCCACGGATAAGACGTTGTAATGACCATTTTAGTTGTTTAAGTTTGTATATCATTGTATTCTTTTATCGTTAGTGTTAATATGATATATTTCACACGATTCTTTTATTCTTGATACTAGACTAGAGTCTTCTATTTTTTCAGCAAGTTCAGATAACTTTAAATTGCTTGTAAAAATAGTAGTTAGCATTTTCTCATAACGAGTATTAATCAAATAATAAAGAATTTCTGCAACCCATGCAGATGGTTTTTCTTTACCAATGTCATCAATGATTAAAATTTCTAAATTGATTAGTTTTTCAATATCTTTCATATCATGGACAAAAGCAGTTGTCGTTTGTTCGTGTTGCTCATCATATGTATTTTCTTTTTTAAAACTGCTTCGAATGATATTTAATAATCCGGGTAAATTGAAAATACGAACATCATAATCATTTGCTAACAACTGTTTTGCTAATGCACAAACAGTGTATGTTTTTCCTGCTCCAACTTTGCCATATAAGAACAACCCTTTGCAATGTGGTTTAGTAAATCTTTTTTGAAGCAAATAATCATAGATCTGTTTATTAATTTCAGATATTTTTGCATGAGCGAATCTAGCAGGTATTCTTTCTTCAATCAGTTTTCTAATATCAGGATCAAATTCATTTTTCATATATTTAATCGTTAAGAGTAATAGTCCCTTCGTCGTATTCAGAATATTTCGTTTTTTTTGAACATTCTTTAAGATTTAAAAATTGATCAATTCTGTCTTCTGTGTGAAAAAACCAGGCAACTCCGCGATGCGCGTTATTCTTCATCCACCACGTATCTCTGGAAAAATTCACAATAGCTTTTTTTAAATCTTCTGGAGAATATTCTTTAAGTCTGGTTTGTATTTTCTTTATAGAACCTGGAGTTAGTCTAGCTTTTGAATTTATTTTTTCCAGATATAATTTATAGATGGAATTATGTGGTAAAGTCTTAGATATATTAATAGTATTATTATTCTTATTGTTATTATTATTATCTATTATAATAGATTCATCTAGATGAATAGGTGGAAACAACATCTGTTTAACTTTAGAAACAGTATATTGTTTTCGTTGTTCTGCAGTTAATGTTGTATCAGTATTATGATATATTGTATGACACGCTGTACAAATTTTAACTGTTTTTGTACCATGTCGAGCAGATGATATAGGAAAATGATGATTTACTAATGGCAGTATTGTATTATTACACCATTCACATTTTTCGTTTTCTATTATTTTTTCATTCACTTTTTTATTATGTTCGTTGCCGTATATTAATTCTATTTTTGACAAAGTTGTAACATATTTCCGATTACTATAATCACCTGATATTTTTGTTTTAATAAAACCTTCTTTTTCTAATTTATATAATCTTGTAGTGAGACATCCTTTTGATTTCCAATGTATTAATGGATTTTGTTTTAAAAAATAATTATAATCAAACCACGTATATACTAAATCATCAACATTTAATCGAATTAATTTAATATTATCACTTTTACATAACCAATATAAATAATCAAGAATAACAACTTCTTCAATAGTTAATCCCAATTTATGATGTTCTATTGCAAATTGATTGATAACAATAGTATATCTCATAATATCAATTAATAATTAAAAAACTTATATATTTAATCCTGGTGGGAAAATAAGGTGTATCACGACCTCACTTCTGGTAAAACCATTAGTTCCACCAGGATTAAGTATACAAGTTTTTAATCGTGATACTTTATTTTCTTGCATGTTTATATATTAACACATATTTTTAACTTTGTACACATTTCACAAAATTATCGACAATTCTATCAAACAAAATCAACTCAAAAGGTGGTTTCTACCATCTTTTCGTAAAAGGAGAGGGCTTTAAACTGCAAAGTTGATATAAACCACCTCTTGAGAATTTTTGGGCCTCTCCTGGCTATTTATCAAGTTCATTTGCTTCAAACATTGCAATAAACTTATCAAGATTTTCTCGTTTCACAAAATAACGTTTTCCTGATTTATGACCTTTTATAATCGGCTTCAATATGTCAGCATAGTCTTCACTGATGTATTTTAGCACAATTTTGTAAGTTGTGATCCAATGAATTTTTTTACTCAACCAGACATCTCTGGCAGACATAAGTTCTTTTTCCATTTGATTTACAAAATTAAAAAATAAATTGTAATTCCTGCTTCAACATTTCGCTAATGCGACAACTGCCCTGGCAAAATAAATTTTTAGAATATTCACTTGATTATTATGAATGAATTAATTTATTACTATTCTATAATTATTATATGCGGTTTAGATTTAGGTGGTAGTTTATTTCGTTTTTCAAGATTTTTAAGATGATACAACACTTTTGATTTTGCCATTCTTTTGTTGGCTAGAGCTACTTTTTCTTTATCTTTTCGCCATTCATTTAATTTTTCAATTTCTTCCTTCGTTTTTTTATTTTTTCGTTTATCGACCATAGTTATATTGTACTATACTTTTTTAACTTTGTAAATGTTTAACCATCTAAAATGGAATATTATCAATAGTCAATCCTGTTTTTTGTTGTGGTGTGTCACTATCAATTTCTTCAACTTTCGTAATGATTTTGACTTTCCAATCTAAAAAATCACTATTTTCTACTCTTTCTGTCCAAATTTCAAGCAAATCACCCTGGTCAGGATCTATCTTAGTTAATTCTTTAAATAATGGTGATTGTAATCCGACAGTTGCTAACTTTTCGTTTCCATTTATGTCTTTAAAATAAATAAAATTCTTTAATTTTCCTTTACCATCATTATACATACTTTCTTTTTGTTCAATTGAAGTAATATACAATTGGATAGGATTGTTCAATAGATCGTTAGCAATTATATAATAACCAATTGCGCTCTCTTTCATTTTTGAACTAATTATTTTTGTCATTGTCGCGTTTTCCCCTTTCTTATTATATTTATGAATAAAAATTTTGCACACTTCTTCAAGTTGAAGAATTGCTTCAGCGTATCGTTCATTGCAATAATCGTAATAAATACAATCTAACAAACGTTTAACTTTTTCGTATTCGTCCATGTTAAATAACTTTTCATATATTTATGTTATAAATATATAATAACATATTTTATTAACTATGTAAATGTTACATGCCTAGCATTTGTTTAACATCGCGTCTTGAAATTTTAACTTTTTTGATTTTTTCTTTATCTCCTAATAGATCTCGTGATATTTGTTGTTTTTTATGTAAAACTTTTAACACATACTCATCTATTGTTTTTGACATTAATAAATTAAAAATTGTGACATTTTCATGTTGCCCTATCCGATGACATCTTCCTTCACGTTGTTCTATTTTCGCGATACTCCATGGTAAATCGTAGTGGATAATAAGAGAAGCGCGTTGTAAATTTATTCCAAACTCGCCTGCACTGGTTATAATTATTAATTGATGACTATCATTATTTGTAAAAGCATGCACATTGTGTTGTCGTTGTTCTGTAGATGTTTCACCAATCAACAACAACGGTTTATATTGAGCTAATTCACGTTGTAATATTTTTGCCATACGTGCAAACTGTGTAAAAATAATTGCTTTTTTATTTTCGTGAAGAATATCTGTTAATAATTCTTTTAAGACAACTATCTTTGACGATGTTGTTATATCACTAATCAACTCTAAACTTGAAGTAGTTTGTTTTAGTCGAATCATTTTAACCAGAACGTTATTTAAATATTTACTATCAATGTTATGATTTTTTAAATCTTCTGTTATTTCTTTACGTATAGAATTATATATCTTTCTTTCAGCAGACGTAAATTCAATATATATATTTTCATACGTTTTATCAGGAAGTTCAGTCAGTACTTCTGATTTCAATCTGCGAATCATATAATGCGTAAGTGTTTCTTTCAATTTATTTAAATTTTTATATCCAACGATCCCACCAAAATGATCTTTGACGCAGTAGGTTTCTGTGAATTTCCAATAATTACCAAGCAAACCAGGTTGACAAAAATCAAGTAAATTCCAAATGTCTTGAATAGAATTACTTAACGGTGTACCCGTTAAACAATATTTATGTTTGCTAGATATAGTTTTGATTAGCTTAGATTGTTTTGCTTTTGGGTTACTCACGCGAGTCGCCTCATCACAAATTATCGTATCAAACATACTTTTTATCTAAAAAAAGAGGCTGATCGATCTATTGGTACCTTCAGATCACTTAGCTTCGGATACCTATGAAACGTAAAAAAGCAACGCTGTACCAGACCGAAGCACCTCTTTTGTTATTTTTTAAAACTATTTTTTAGAATTTTTTCTTTATAAAACTCTGGAAATTTTCCAGTAGAGTATCTCAATATCTCTTTGTCAAATTCTTTCCAGAGAAAACTCTTAATATTTTCTTTTTCTTCTTGTATTTTTTTCTTTTCAAAAAATTAAGCATGATTTTTAATTATTAAAATCTTTTATAATATTAATCATTAAATTATCAGCGTCTTTGAATCTTGGTTTATCTGGCAGTTTTGAATATTTTTTAGCATCGTCTAATTCATCTAATAATCTTTGAAATCTACCGACAATCATTTTATAACTAAATTCGCCTTTCTTTATATTTTTTAATTCTTCAGCATTTGATCTAGGCATTGTAATATGTCCCGTTTTCAATAGTTCTACGCCTTGCTCTAATATTCTAATGCAGTTCATTGCATTTTTAAAAGAATATCCATATTTTAATATTTGTTTTTTTCTTTTTTCTCCTGTTTTTCCAGTAAGTTTTGTAAGTTTATGAAATTCTGATTCTGCGAATCCTTTAAATCTTGGATATATTTCTTTGCTTAAAAACATTAGTCTATTATGTCTAATTATTTTACCAGACTCTTCCATTATTTTTATGCATTCATTTGGCACGAATAACCATTCGAAAACAGAAGGATTTGATTTTATCGCTAATCTAAAAAATTTTTGAATAGAATACATTACTCTATCTTCGTTCTCGTCCATATTTCTGACATCATGCAATTCTCTCATTGATAAACATTCATCAATCGTTGGTAACATTATTCCTCGAATATCATTATCACTGTCATTCATCGTAGTGCCATATGCATCACTACCATATAATATTTCGTAAATTATTTTCATATTGTTATTTGTTTAATAATATTTACAGATTCTTGTATTGTTGTTTTTGAAGTATCAATTACGTTTGGACTTGTTAATATTTCTAAAGGACAGAATTTTCTTTCCGTGTCACACTTATCTCTATATTTGAGATCTTTATAGACTAATTCATATGTCGTTTTAATATTTTGTTTTAATAAATCTTTCAATCTTCTTTTTGCTCTAATTTCTATGGGAGCATGTAAGTAGAATCGATGTTGAGTTTCTGGAAAAATAGATCTCATACCAATACCATCTACTATTATGTTATCATAATTCTCTGAGATTAACTTAACATTCTTAGTTAACATCAAGAAACCTTTTTTAGTGCTTGCTACTTCTGCTGTTGATTCTCCAATAAATAAGGCAGAAAGTTCTTTTGTTATATCTTTTTCATTAAGTAAAAAGAATGATGTTCCATTCTTCCAGATATATTGTACTTGATTCAAACTAGCACTCTTTGAAATAGTAGCAGCATATATTGTTCCTCTAAAAATTAAACCAGCATTTATGTAAGTATATCCTGTTTCGTTAGCAAATTTTTTAGCAATAGTTTCCTTGCCCGAGCATGCTTTACCTTCGACGATTATTACTGTATTCATATTTCTTTTTTATAATTGTACCTCGTATTAGTTTAATTGTTTGTCTTTTATCTGTATGAATAATACCAAATCCTATTCTTTCTTTACATTTTGGACAATATAATGCATTATCTATTAACTTAATATTGTCTGTTATTCTATTAATATAACATCTTTTCAATTGTCCAACACCGTCTTTTTGATATGTAAAAAGTTTATTAAAACATTTCTGACAATAAATATTAAGTATTTTAGCAGACCCTCCTCTCTTTTGTAAATATTTATCTTTTATTATTTTCATTTTATATTAAAATTATGATTACAGAATTTCTTCTTTGCGTCTAGATGTTTCTTAACTTGATTATGATTTTTAGATTTGATCGATTTATGATTATCAAGTTCAAATTCAGAATTTCTAAATGCTTCAATTTTTAACGGATTATTCGTTAACAGAGAAATCTTATGCTTGTTAAATCCCAGTGCCTTTAATAAAATTATACTTTCGACATACGTTCTTTTATCTATCTTGCTAATATCTCCATAGAACATGATAGCTGTTAAGATAGTGTCTAGATCATAATCATCCATTATCTTCTGATTAGCCATCTTTAAATCTTCGTTATATCCCCTACCATCTTGCTTTGGAATGTTGATTATAATTCCAGATCCATTTTCAATACATAACTTTTGACCTTTATGTAATTGGCCAAGACAATCGCATGTATTATCACCTAATGTCATTCCTGAATAACAACCACTTTCTATTCTTACTTGAATTTCTTTCTGTTTTAGAAGTGTTTTTAAATCTGGATAAATAAGAAAATAATGCCTACCCCACTTACCGTTCTTTACTTTCAGTGGATGAAGTTGAAATTTTCCCCATTTTGTTATTATTGGACCAACGAAACCAAATTCTACAAGATATTTCTTTTTCTTGTATGTTATTTTTTCAGTCTTATGATTTTTAATTTCTTTTAGATATTTGTCAATATCTTCTTGAATTTGATCGTACATAGTATTTAACTAAAAAATTTTGCTAATTGACTTTCAATTGTTCCCCAGCCAAGAAAAAATGGTTTATCTGTAATATTAATAAGTAGATCATTATCAGTGCTTCTTCCGTATTTTCCTTTTATTTTTTGAACTATAAATGTATTATCAGTATATATAACACCACCATTTTGACGAATTAACTTTTCTGCTTCTTTAATTTTTTCATCTGATATTTTTCCTAGATTGTATTGTTTCATGTTTATTTATTAAGATAAATCAATGTTATCAATTTCTCACTTTGCTTCTTTGATTAAAAAATCTTCAGTTTTGTTTGAATTTGCGCTGATATAACCAACATAATCTTCTTTATTCGTAACATCAAAAATATCATATTTTCCAAAATTATCATCGTTTGAATCTAAAAGTTTATCAATTTCATATTTTCTTTTTTTATGTTTAAACTCTACTACAAGTTTATTCATTGATTTTTCTTCCATAGTTATTTATTAAGATTGATTAACAACTAATTGAGTTCAATATTATCATTTTTGTATGTTAGTGGCTTCGTTCTTTACTGCTTTGTGTAAATCAACGTCTGTATAAAATAAAACTATCTCTCGTAATTTTTCGCCTGCTTGCTTAGCCAATTCTTCAAGTTGTTTTTGAGACATTTCTTTTTTATGAGCATCATATATTTTTGACATGAACACTTCTACAAAAACGAGCATTGCATTTGCTAAATCCATATCAGAATATTTTCGATATACTCCCGAATTCTCGAGTATATCATTTGCTAAAATTTCTATTTTTTTATTCATGTTTTTATTTATCATCTAAATATAAATCAATAATACTTTTAAATTCTTCCATAAATCTGGTAAATGCACATTGACAACAACCAATTCCGTATTCTTTACATCTAAAACTTTTTTGATCGATTTCTTTATGTAAAATTTTATATGCTTGTTTTACGATTGTTAATTCTTTTTTATTCATATTCAAAAATTACAAAATACGTTACGTTATAAATATTATCTTTTTCTTCTTCGACCCAAACTTTATATCCATTATTTGCTAGCGCAGCAATGATGTTTAGTCTATCTTCCTGTGCGTGAATTTTTAATTTAATTGTTTTTTGTTCTTTATTCATTATTTATATTATACCATACTTTTCTATGTTTGTAAAGGTTTAAAATCGTTTCAGTATTTCAACATCTCTAAGGACGAGTTCGTAATTGATAATTAAATAAAATACTTTTTTTTCTTTGAGAGCTTTGTTATATATGATATCTCTTTGTTTTTTAGTGCCCGACACAACGTATACTTTTGTATCTTTTACCCATTTGAAAATTTCTTCTTCCCACTGCAACTTAAGTGATGCAGGACAGACTATTAGATTTTTCTGGCTTTTGTTTAATAAAGTAACAGCTAAAGACTGTAACGTCTTCCCGAGTCCAGGTTCATCTCCAAGTATACCAGATCCTATTTCATTTAAAAAACTCACTCCCTTCTTTTGAAAATCAAACAAAGGAAGATCTAATTCTTGAATTTTTTTGTTTGGTGTTTTTTCTAAAGAGAGTTCTATGTTTTTGTTTTTTTCTATTCGTTTATTATATATTTCTAACACTTCAGAGTCTGCTTTAAATCCAAGAGGTGTTAATGTATCAACTACTTTAATAACATGAATATTTGGGACAAACCATGTTTTTGTCTTGTTGTCAAACGATCGTCCTTCGAATTTTGTGACAACACTTACTATTATTGGATTATATTGAAAAGTGATAAGTAATTGATTTAGGTTCGTTTTTATATACATAGACGTGTTTTGATAGTATAATAGTACTATAATCATTAATAATAAATATATGCCATCAGGTGTTTATAAGAAAAAACAAAAAGGAGCAAAAGTTGAAAAAATATTATTGACTTCTATACAAGAAACATATTTAGATATTTATCATAAATATTTCGTTCTTCGATGGGATTGGACTGAAATTTCAACATATCATAAATGTTCAAAAAAAGAAATTGAAAAAGCAGTCAAATGGGTGATTGATAATAAATTACAATTCCCATCTACATCATTAGTCAAAGGTGCAATTGATGCTATTTCTGTTAGATTAAAATATAATCGCGTGTTATACAATGCTGAAGTTAAGAAAAAAAGATATCGAGACAATAGTTTCATCATTGCATTGACACGAGAAATTAGAGATGATGAGAAATTGATTTACGAATTAGAAAATATTTACGCGAATGATGAAAACGATAAAAATAATTTGAGTGCAGGACAAGTGTTAGCATTGCTTCAAGAAAATTCTTCTAAAAAAGAATAATGAGTTTTGATTTAAATCAAATTAAAATATTGCAAAATTCTGCAAACGATTTTTGTTATTTTGTCAATAATGTATTTTCAAAGAGCAGTAAAGATTTTACAGGTGGAAAATACATCGATGAAACAACAAAATTTTTAAGCGGGAATGACAGAACTATTCGTGTTAGTGCAAGAAATCATTTTAAATCATACGCTTTCTACGCGTATTTTATGTGGAAATTAATGTTTACAGGTTCGACATCTGATATTGAAGCACATTATTTTTCATTTAATGCCGATCTGGCAAGTTATCATGTTAATAAAATAAAATCAACTATTTCAGCAAATCCATTTTTTGCAGATATTATTGATTCTAAACCAACAGCTGAATCAGTATTGAGATATACATGGAATCGAAAACATTATGTCACATTAAAACCGCATGGACTTATACAATTTAAACGAGGGATTCATTGCGATTGTGTATTTGTAGATGACCCTTTTCAGGATCCTGACAATGAATTGAATCCTTCTTCTATTTATAAAATTAATGAGATTTTCAAATCAAATATTTTAGATATGCCTCATGCAGATGGTGGCATACTTCATGTTGCAGGCACCCCACAGACAAATTCAGATTTCTTTTTTGATAAAAATATTACTAACAGATTTAAAGTTAAAATTCAACCTGCTATAACAAACGAAGGCAAAGCATTATGGCCTGAATGGATGGATTTAGAAGAACTAGAAAAAAAGAGAATTGAAAGAACAGATCGTATTTTTAAAAGAGAATATTTATGCACTCCCGTTTATTCGAGTAAGGGTTTCTTTGATAAAGACAGACTTATTGAAAAAATTGTTAATCCTAATTTAACGTCTTTAGACGTAAATATTCCACGAAAAACTGAAAATCACGTTATAGCAGGATTCGATATTGGCAAGAAAACACATCCTTCACATTTAGTAATCTTTGAAGAGACAAATGGAAAATTGATTATGTTGCACCAGAAATGGATGGATGGATGGTCTTATTCAAATGGTGCTGAATTTGATCCAGCAATACCAACTCAATTAGAATATCTTAAATTAGCTATTCTCAATTTTAAAATACAAACATTGCATTATGATAGTACTCGAGCAGAATTCGAATCATTTGATGAGCAAGGTCTTTTACCCCCCGAAATGATACCTGTTGTATTTACTTCTAAATCACGACAAACAATGGCTACGTGTTTCGATCGTTTAGTTGAAAGAGAACAATTAGAAATTATAAATGATGATAGATTGATTGGCCAGATATGTGCATTAACAAATGATTTACAAGCAATCAGTTCTACGCAAGGTCATGGAGACAGCTTCTGGTCGTGTGGGTTAGCATTTTTAGGAAGTCGAGATATTCTTACATATGATGACGGGTCGTTAGGTATTTTACGAAGACAGATTCGGACAGGTGGAACATCTATTTTTAATACTAATATTCAAATACCATCGGGTTGGTGATTATCGTATAATACGAATTACAAATAAATATTTTTGAAGAAGTATCATTATACTTCTTTTTTTATAATACACTAATTAAAATATCAATCACTTTCGCCAAAGTGTAGAATAGAAACACATTCCACACTATCAGCGAGGCGATGATTACTATTGAGACAAAAATTTCTAGGTTGTGCTGGGTCATAGTTATTTGTTAGAAATTAAAAATGTTTCAAGCTCTTTATTTGTAATTGGTTTATCACTTGTTCTTTCATTCAAGTATTGTCTTAGTTGACCGATGTTTTGTTTTATTCTTTTTCTTTCACACTCTTGGACAAAATCTCTTAATTCAAATAGATACTGAGGAATATCTGTCGGATTTTCATTTTTATCTGATTGGTGACTATAAAATACACCATCATCATAAA